GTTCAATGCTCATGTTGTAACCTTAATAGTATGCGTTCTTGCGGCGAAAGCTTTGTACTTCATCGCGTTCATCCGTATCTAAACGAATAAACCCGCCTTTTCTAAACCGAATCAGTGCCTGTGTACTTGAGTCTACAAGGTCATCATGCTCCCCATTTGGGAATGCTGCCAGTTCTTCAATAACCTCACTAGCCCATCTTGTCTCAGGACACCACACTTTACCACTGCGGAATAAATCAGTCACTGAATTTAATCGCACAAATTTATCATTGCCCCTACTAGGTGTGAAATCCTGTACAGGTATTCCCATTGCCCGTAATTCAAATATTAACGGCGCTCCAGAAGCCTTAGCCTCAACCACGCAGGCATCAGGCTCCCACTCCTTATACATCTCTACAGCCTTATCTTTCAACTCAGGAAACTCCATCCGTTTCTTAAAAGCATCCAGCAAAATGATATTCACATTATTAGGGTCTTCATTCATATGAAATACACCCCATGTCGTACACGCCGAATAGTCAGACCGCTCCGACTTGGTAAACGCCGTATCCCATGACTGAATAATAAATTCACATCTAGGCGGCTTCTCACCCTCCCAGACCTTCCACCATTCCCGCTTAACCAAAGCCCCCTCTTCGCCAGTAGGTGCTTGCTGGTACTGAGCATTCCACTTGGCAGGTGGCAGTTCTTCCCGCAGTGCTTCTAATTCATCCAACGACCAGAACTCAGGCCATAAGGGATTACCACTAGGCATGATGGCGGGAAACTCAATTACCTCCCACTCTTCAGACTTATCCCGCATTGCCGCATCTTTAATAATCCGGCCTACTAAATCTTTCTGCCCCCACCTCGTCATAATTACAACAATAGCCCCGCCCGGTTGCAGTCGCTGGCGTGGGCCTGACGTATACCATTCATACGTCTTATCAAATACAGTAGGGTCGCCAGCAGCCATAGAAGCTTCCTGCTCAGAATGCGGGTCATCAATAATCAATAGATCCGCACCCTTGCCAGTTACCGTACCGCCAACACCAATAGCAAAATACTCGCCATTGTGATTAGTAGCCCACCTACCCGCAGCCTTACTATCCTGCCTCAAAGCCACGCCGGGAAATACCTTGGCATACGTTTCACTATCCACCAAGTTCCGAACCTTACGCCCAAAGTTAACCGCCAAGTCGCCAGTGTTCGATGACTGAATAATCTTCTTACCCGGATACCGTCCCAAAAACCACGACGGCAGCAAGTAAGACGCAAACTCAGACTTAGTATGTCGCGGCGGCATATTAATAATCAGCCTCTTTAGCGTCCCATTGGCGATAGCCTCAAACTTTTTTGCCATTACCGCATGATGCCTACCATGCACAAAACTAGGCCACATCATCTTCACGTAAGCCATAAAACTCTTCTGAGCCTCTTCCCGCTCCAGCGCCATCCTGTACTCTTCCACCTGAGCCAGAAGTATCTCCTGCTCCTGTATAGGCAACCCAGCCATCAACTTCTCAATACTCGTAAAGTCGTTCACTCAAGATTCCTAAACTGTATATACGTAGGCCGAATCGTCCGACCCGCGCCATCTATCTTCTTCAACACGCCAAGCTTAACTAACCTCTCCACAATCTTGTGAGTGTTCGCTAACCCCATCTTGCCACGCACATAAGCAATCTCCCTCAATGACGGCGAATACCCAAACTTCTTCCACCACTCATCAATGACCAGAAACACCTCTTTCTGCGCTGGACTCATACCAACCTCCATACATTCTTCATAACTTTTCCTTATCTTTTTGTTCTTTAATATATTCATAATCACGTTTTAGGGGTAACTAGTTACCCCACCCTATGGTTTGGATTATTTTTTTGTAGAAATTTTTGTGGAATATTTTTTGCTGGATAGATAAACGGACTTTTTTTAAGACACTTTGAGTGGAATAGTATGTCGTAGCATCTGGGCGCAAGCTCATGTTTCTGGGGGCATGGGGGATGGGTGGCCTTCGTCTAGCTGGCTTTCTTCCGACTGGCTGGCTGGCTGGGCTAACTCAGTTAGTAGTGAGTCGGCATCAGCATCAATCACAGTTGCATCAGTAGCATTGGCCGACATGAGCCGTTTAAGCTCACCCATTACCTTTGCCCTAGCGTCTTCACTGCTAGTAATGGTGCGAACTTCTTTACGTTCTGTGAAGGCAGCTACTTCAGTGACAGTGCCTAGAACCTTGGCGGCAGCTACCTTTGTAGCTTGTTTAGCGTCTGGGTCTATAACCACTTGAACGAGGGACTGTATGACCAAAGCACGGAGAGCAGCAGGGGAGCGGTATTTCTCAGCCTCAATCGCTAGAGAGTAGGCTTGTATCTCAGCTTTAATTCTGCTATCGGCTTTCATGCGGCTTGCATTATTGCCTTGAGTTGTCTTACTGGCTTGTGTGTCATACGTCTTGCGATAAGCACCAGCACCCGTAGAACCCTTCGCAACTTCAAGCGCAAACGCCTTTTGCTTATGTGTTAGCTCACGGGAAACGGATTTAGCAAACAGATGTTCCACAGGCACTTGCTCTAGTCCTTCCTTTATTTGCTTGCGGGATAGCTTAATGGGTTTGGTTGTTTCGTTCATGGTGCGATTATGAGAGAACACAACAAGAACTGCAAGCCCCCGGCTATCGACCTTCCAATATCTATAGTTTTGGCCTATTGCCAGCCGATAGCCTGAGCCTATTGAATGTCGTTTTTGTATAGAAAAGATTCATTTGATTAACTGAAAACAGCCCCGAAAATTGAAGGGTAAGTTTAATTAACCCCTACAGGAGCGCACGACATGAAATATTTAAATCTCACTGCTACCGACCGCCTTAATTGTGCAGTCACTTATAACGTGAACCGCTTTGAGGTCTATCACGCCCAAGGCTGGCTGATGACCGCAGCAAGCGACAAAGCCGATCTGGTTGCCCAACTTGCCCAGAACGGCATCACTGGCGCACGTTTTGATTCAGCAGCACAGCGCAAATATTTAAAAGCTTAAAGGAGCAACCGAAATGAAAACTACCGCACAACCTAACACCGAGCAACTGATACGCCTACAGGCTTTTAAGTCACAACACGGGCGCAACTGGAAAAGCGAACTGTTGAACCAGTGGCTTTGTGGAAAGGATGCAAGCCAAACTGATGGCCACTTGCTGCGGCAGGTGCGAAACCAATTAGGCCCAAGCTGGTTAAGCAAGGCATCGATTTAATTCACCACCAAGGAGCTACCGACATGAACGCACAACAACACGCCCGTTACAACGAGATTCGCCAAGGGTATGAAACAGACCCGCGCTGGATATGCGAGCAACGAGTGCTCAAAGACCCCCTGTCAGATTCGGGTGAGAATGCCTGGGCACAAGCTCGGTGCGCGGAGCTTGAACGGAGCTGCGCCAAGAGTGCGGAGCAAGCCCGTATTTCAGGCCTGTGATCAGGCTAGAGGCCAAGCCTAAACAAAAGGAAATTACAAAATGAACGCATTGACTACACCAGAACAAATAGACCTTTGCCGCCTGATGACCCTGCGCACAGGTTTGCGCCTTGAAATCAAAGGCATGCAAATGAGCCGTGGCCGCTCATGCTATGCAATCCTAAAAGCAGAGGGTTACAAGGGCACAAAGCAAAAGGTTTTAGATCAAGTGATGCAGGACATAGAACAACGTTGTTTTGTACAACCAGCGTGACGGACTGGTAACCCTTCGCAGAGGGTTATCGGGCAATCATGCCTAAACAAGGAGTAAACGAAATGAAAACCGAATTATTGAAACTAGCCGCTAGCTTGAAGCTTAAATTATTTGCTGACCGTCCAACGATTATCGAAGCTTTAGCCTATGCCACCGCTATTGCTGACTTATCAGGCAAAAATGCACCAGCAGTCTATTCCGCGATTTATGTGGTTTTAAACACTGTAGCCGCCCAAATTGAAGCCATAGCAAAGCAACCCGCCACGGCTGAGGTTTGGACTAATGTGGAGCGTTCTAAATACTTTTCAGCCGCTGAAAAAATGCAAGAAAGCGGTGGAGGTTTTGCCGCCGCTATCGCTGACGCTTATTTCAGAGCAGACAGCAGCAATGCCGCAATACTTCGCGCCAGCTTTGCCGACTTATTCGCCAAATACATGGAGCAATAAAAATGAGTGATTTTGATTTAGGTTATCAGCACGGTTACAACAATGGTGGCGACCGTGGGATTAAAAAATACCCCAACAACGCCAATTATTTAGAAGGGTTCAAAGATGGCGACCATGCACGGGTTTTTGCGCCAACTTATAACGAACCCGATTACTTAGGGGCAGACGACACAACACCTGATTGATTGACTGTAAGCCCTCCAGCCGAGGGTTTACGGGCAATTACGCCAAACTTACAAGGTAACAAAATGGAAACGATTAAAAAAGCACTTCACGCAGCAAACGTCTGCACTTTTCAAGAGCGTTATTTCAGCCAGGCCAAGCACGAAGCGCAAGAGGCTTTAAGCGGCTTGACGCACTATGTTGACGATTCGACTTTGAAATATTTTCATTCTCGGATTACCGCAGCAAGCCCCATTATGGAAGGGTTGTTTTTTGAAATCATGGAGAGCAGCAGCCGTGATATGCACAACACCGCCAGAGGTTTCCGGGTTGTCGTATTTGATGTATTTGGTGAAACCGTTTACCGTCCCACGCTGGACGGTATGAAAGCCACCAGCGCGGCCGCTCGGAAAGCCTACAAAGCAACGTTCACGATTGACGCAGCCGCCCACTATGCGGAAAAGCTTAAATCAAAGGCTGACAGGATGACCCGCGAAGCCGAGGATTTATATGACGCAGCCGCGCAGGTGGCAGTATGACCGAGCCAACCACTTATTACAGCCACGGGCGTGGGGAATGGAGCTTAATACATCAGGGTATGCCATGCTGCAAAAATGGAACGCTGGTAGAGGCTGAAAGATGTGCAGCTTTTTACAAGCTCAAACCCGCCCCGGATTATTGGGACGGCGAAGCGGGAGAATTCAAGCCGCTTTATCCGACTGACCCACACCAAGCAGCAGAGGCCGCAGCTTTTAGCCTGACGCACACCCAGAACCAACCCCGCAGCACCACCTCACAAAACCCATTATTTTGAAAGCCAGAACCATGAACTACGCACCAGTCGATTACATCACCGCAGGTTACAACTACGAGAAGGCCAAGACAGCCACAGCACAAGCCGAAATAATCCGGCGAATGCTTGAATCAGAAAAGATTGACGAGCGCTCAGAAGCTCGTTACTTAATTGAACAAGGCCGCAAAGAAGCCCGTTCCAACTATTAAGGAGAAAACCATGCTTTGCATTCAAGTAACCACGAAAGACGGATACACCGTTATCAGGGTGACCGATAAGGACGGTTTTTATTACTCGCTAGGAGGGTTTGATCGCTGGCCCTTTAACGAGTTTCGAGACATAGAAAACATTTCACTTTAAGGAGAAAACCATGAATGAACATAACGCTTATACCGCCAATGGTTACGAGAACCGCCGCGACTATCTTGAATCACTTTGCCAAGAGTACGACCGCAGCGCAGTTTATGCAATGGCTGACTTGCTGGGAGAGAGCGAGGATTTTGACGGACTGATTACCAGCTTGGAAGACTACGCCGACGAATACTGACTGTATCAGTGGAAACCCTTACACCGAGGGTTTTCGCGGGAATAGTCCCGACAAGGAGAAAACAATGCTTACATCAGAATTGACGGACGCTGCCCTTAACTGGGCGGTGGCGAAGTGCGAAGGGTGGGTGCCGACCAATCACAGCGACCCCAAGGTGCGCGCTCGAATTGTTGAACGGATAAACAAACGCGGAGTTATGGCTTGTGAACATGCCAGTTCGCTGCGCTACTCAACTGACTGGTCACAGGGCGGGCCAATCATTGAGCGGGAAGGCATGACGATCAGCCACTCCCCGTATGACCACGTTTTTTATGAGTTTACTCGTCCGTGGTGCGCTGAAAAGAAGGGGCGCATGGAATATGGCTCCACCCCACTCATCGCAGCTATGCGCTGTCTAGTAGCTTCAAAGCTGGGCGATGAAGTTGAAATACCAGAGGAGTTGACATGAAATCATTTCGAGTAACGCGAATCGTGACTACGGTGCAGTGGGCGCATGTCGAGGCAGACAGCAGTGAAGCTGCGGTAAAGGAAGCAACGGACAACCCGCAATGGCAAAACTGGGAAACTACCAGCGAGAACGACCCTATCGTGCAAGACATTGAGGAGAATGAAGCAGAATGCCCCCACTGCTATCGCACCTTAGAAGATGACGAGCTAAAGACTGGAGAGTGTAGCTCCGATGACTGCTTGCGGCACGATAAACCCGAGGAGCTGACATGAAAAACCGCAGAAAGAACTTGGTCGATAACCGATGCGCGGAGTGCGGACACGACGAGTTTTCCTACCTATATGAAACCGTTAGCCAATACTTTGGCAGCACCAAGTACAACCCCACCACTGAGAAGTGGGAGAAGTCAGACGTGGGCGAGGATGCCTACCTCAAAGACCAGATGCTGTACTGCAAGAAGTGCAACCAATTACACCACTATCCGGAGGATTTGAGATGAAACTGACCCGAGTTGAAATAGTGGAGCGCGTGGTGCTTTTAGTCACGCTAATTATTATTGCCCTTGACCTTTTAATTTGGAGAACTTAATGCTGACTACGAGACTACGGGAGAAAACCATGCTTAAACACCTACCCAAAATCACTAAGATTGAAGAGAGGACTATGGACGCTTGGCTTGCCAATGGCGTAATCACCCTGACCGATACAGGCCAAGAAAACCTATACTTCGTTGACCAGTTTGGTAATGAGTTTTACTGCAAGTGCTATCCAAGAGGTGAATTGGTATGAAACGCTCAGACATAAACCATTTGCGCCGCTTGATAGCTTGGGTGGATTGCGAGGTAGGCCAAAGCCCTGATGACATGGTAAAAACTGTGCAGGACGTTGTTGCCAAGATTGGAGAGAAAAGCATTTGTGATACAGGCAAACAAAGGCTAGTAGAAGCCCACGATCAATCCCGAAGAGTGCCAAAATATGTCCGTGAGGCCATAGTCGCACTACGCAAGGTGACGCAAGAAGAAGGCCAAATAGTAGGCGAGAGCAAACCCGTATTGGAAATTCATGTTCCCTGAACTAGACAATTCACTGACCCACGCTTATGTACTTGGCTCAAAGGCCACGACCCATAATGAAATGATGTCGGCAATGAAACTAGCAAAGCAACTAGAGGTAGGGAAAACACCTATGCTCATAGCTGCTTGCCAGCTTGCAGCCGAATGCTTATTAGATGGAGCGACCAATGCTTTGCGAGAATCTGAATAGACCAGCTCGCTGATGAAAGTCATTGGCATCCTCACCTTCCATATCACTTATCCAGAAAGGCCAGCCGATACTGTCAACCGCCACATGACCAGCCCTTGTCCCGTTTTGGGGATTGGGCTTGTCATGGTCGGCAACCACAAACCCTGCTGGTAGGGTCTTTGCTACCTTCACCATGTTCCCGGCGCTAAAACAAACATGGACTGTGTACCGTCGTTTTAAGTTTTTCAGAACTTCTTTGATGCTAAGGCCAGTAGCGTAGCCCTCACAAAGAATGTTGATGCCCTTGTTGTCAAACACCATAGCTGCACCCGAAGTCTTTTGCCCGAACAAAAACTTCTTACTTCCATCGGTATCAATTAACTGGCAACCCACCAGCCGATTGTCAATTCGCATCGGGATGACTAGCAGCTTTGATTCCTTTGATGCCCAGACTAAACCCTGCTCGTCTGGGAATCCTTTGGCTTGGAGATACTCATGCTTGCCTACCTGACACTGATTGACAATCCACGCCGCCTTACTTGCTGCTTCTGCTTGTAGCTTGGCTGTCTTGTCCTCCTGCACTTTTGCCAGCTTGACAATTTTTTGCAGGTCAATCTTTTGCCCGTCTTCTGCTTGCCAAGTCACAGGCTCTAACATCACGGCATGGTTTTGAACGTGAGCAAAGTTGCCCATGAACTTAACCGCGCCGTTTGAACTGCGGGGATGGTCTTCTGTCGGGTAACGCTTCCACACGCCAATGGGGGGTAACTGAGTTATCAGAATGCCATGCAGCCTACAAAAAGTAATCAAATCCATTACTCTTTACCCTCAAACACTTTTTGTATTCGTTCAAGTTTTATCCTGCAATCTACCAATTCGTACAGGTACACACGGTACGCATCAATAGCCTCCTCTGAGCGCTTTCGTTCTGCCGCCAACTGAGCGCGTAAGGTGTCCATTTGCAACAGTTCTTTTTTTGTCATCATTACCTTTTCCCCTTTATGAACTTCATAAGCGCAGCCTTTACCGCCTTGTCAAAGACAGCATTGGGCGCAGTTGGTACATCGACCAAGCCTCTAGGCCAGCTCCCAAACTTATCTTTGTAGGTGTGTGCTGCACGACCAGCCGACCAGCCCGAATACTTTACTTTGTACTGGCACATACTCCACCAGTCTTGTTTGTCGCCTCGACCAACTCCCTTAATTAGCTCTTGCATTTCACCGGAAACGTTCTGCACCTTGTTTTGACGCTGGCGCACATGACCGCAGTGCAAACAAGTATCGGATTTACTAGGCCAGAATGCACCACACTTTGGACACTTGGCTGCTTCCTTTTCCTTCTCAGTCTTTTCCTTCTTAGCTTTTTCTTTGGTGTCATCTAACTGCTGCACACCAGTTTCGTATATCTGTTCCCACTCTTCCTGAAATCGTAAGTAGTTACCCGAAAAATCTAACCAAACTGCATACTCTTTTCCTTCGTGACCACGCATTACTCTACCCATTTGTTGTATATGGTAGGACAGGGATTTACTGAACGGTCTGGCTGATACCCCAATCATTACGTCTGCGCAATTGTGGATTAACAACCCCTCGCAAGTGAAACTATTTCTTGGTCCGCAATTGAGAACGTCCCATACATGCCCTTGGGTTTGTCGGATGGGCGTTGAAATCTTTCGATGATCTGCGCATCCGTTAGACCACATCCCATCAAATTTCTCAGCGTTTTGTCGGAATAACGTATTTTCGGATAGGCTGCTCGAAATAAATGAAAACGCTCGACGTATTTGCTTCTTCGCGTATGCGAATTGTTTTCTTTGCGCGTTGACCAGCGCAAGTTCCCAGCTTCGTAATGACCATTGTTGTTGATTCTGTCCAGATGGATGTTTATGGATATATTTTCCGGCAAACCAAGATTTTCCTTTACCCATTGCGCTGCTACGCGAGGATTTTGAAAGTTGAATTGAATTCCTCTTGCTCCGTAGTCCTGATACGATGCGTGCAATGGATTCGTGCATCGAGCTTGTTGAGCGTTGCATCGACGAACCAACCATTGGGGTGCTGTGCAAGATGTGCATCCTGCCCATTGAGGCGCAAGCAGCATTGACAAAAGCACCAACTCTATGTGACCGCAATTTTGGCACTGACATTTCAGTTGATGTCGATTTGTCTTGCGATTTGCCAAATAAATTTCCTCTGAAACAACCTTCATGTTCTTGAATTGGCGATTGACCATTTCCTGTGGTGACAATTTGAATTCCAAATCTGGCGCACTCTCCAAATGCGAGCCATCCCTTGGCTGTTTTAACTTGGTGGTCTTCTGTTGCTGTGAGTCCCGCATAAGTAATGACATTTTTAATCCCTTTGTAAATTGCTCCGCCGTGCGAAACGTATTCGACACCATCCCATATCTTATCACTCAACAAAATTTTGTCAACGGCAACAAGTCCACGATCTGTCAAAACGCGCGAGCCTTCAAGTACGCAGTCAAATCCTTTGGTCAAAATATCAGTAGCAATCAACCCATGAATCTCGGTATCCGGTTTTGAGAAATCCTCAATAACATCCTTCTTAAACTGTTCATCATCTTTGTAGCTGATGCTTATGAAGTTATACCCGGCTGCTGCAAACTTCTTAGCCAAGTCAGCACCATGCTCTACACCAGAGCAGAACACAATCGTCTTGCGTGGCTTACCAAAAATCTCATGCGTCTTGCTAATCCATTCACTTACTATGTCACCCGTAATCTTCATGCCGCGCTCGGTGGATTCAGCTTGACTCCATTCTCCAGCCACCTTCTTAGCGCCCTCCATGTTGATTTCTTTGGCTATGAATACTCGTAGCGGAGACAACACCTTTGACTTCACCAAGTCATCGGTGGTGACCGTGCTTACAACGTTTTCATAGACCTTACCCAGCCCTTTAGTAAATGGCGTAGCACTCAAGCCAACAACCTTTATATCAGGGTTTGCCTTTATGAAGTCGATGGTTTGCTTGCGGAGCGCATGGCATTCGTCAACAATCATCAATGTCAGACCCGGATAAGAGCCGCGCTTTTCTAGTGTTTGGGCGCTGCATACTTGGATTGCTTCGTATGGCCTATACCGCCAGTGTCCAGACTGTAGAACGCCGTGGTCGATGTCGTACTTCTGTAGTCGCTGGCTTGTCTGGTCACAAAGAATAATCCTGTCCAGAATCATTGCAGCTTTGTTGCCCTTAGTCTTGGTTGCCGCAAGTAAAGCAATCGCCATTTCAGTTTTTCCAGCCCCTGTAGGGGCATACAGAATCTGTGAACGGTGGCCTGCTGCAAACCCAGCACGCAAACCCTCTATCGACTGCGTTTGATACGCTCTTAAATTTAAGCTCATAAAATCCTTCCGCTGACATACACGCCCGTCAGCTTGGGCGATTGATTAAGATTGTTTTTTGAGTTGGCGCTGTAGGCTTGCTACCTGCTTTTTCAATTCAGCATTCTCATTCTGGTACTGGTCACGACTAACTTTTACGGCAACCAAATCAATTTTGAGTAAACGGATTTGTTCCACGTAATCAGCAATCAGCGTAGTTGCCATTGCCTTTTCTTCATCCGTAGCATCCATCGCAGCAACCGCTAAACGCTGTGTAAGATTGTCGTTTTCCTCTGACAACATTAACAGGGCATCGTTTTCTCTGGTATCCGCTGGCTCGTCCGGCTGCTTTTCTGGCGGAAGGTCGGCCTTTGGCTCTTCTTTGATTGGTTTATCACCCGAGCTTGTCTTTGCACTAGACTTTGGTTTTGGGTTCTCAAGTTCAGTCCGAAGCCTGCCTACCCACGCACCCGAAACATTGCAATGACGAGCAATCGCCTTGTTGCTCCATTCACAGTACTCCATGTCATCCAGCATTGCCAGTACAGCTTTGCGCTTATCTGCTGCCGATAGCGTCAGACCGTGCATAGTATTGGCGCGATATGACAGCAGCTTTGCATCACGCAGCGTACCGTTAATCACAAACGCTTCAATGCTGGCCTTGCCGTTTTTTAAGTGAGCGTGGTAGCGGTGAAAGCCATCGGTTAAGTAGTTCTCCACCCCATCAAAGACAACCTCAATAGCGGGGAAAACTGCACCGTCGTTCATGCTTTCAGCGTAATTCATAACCACTTGTTCATCAATGGCAGAACGTACTTGCGTACCTGCATCAATGCAAATGTTTTGAATGTTTAAAACCTTAGATGTTCCTTTAAGCATTTAGCTTCCTTTGTGTTGATAAAACAATGCCTGAATATTTAGGCTCTATATTTTTTTGCTTCACTCGATTTGCTGTATCTATCCGCTTCATTGACTCACCTTTCATTAGTCCACTACCAGCATCTTTCCAGCTAAAGTCATTGCTTTTGCTCTTTCTAATGTTTGAGCCTGCCCAATAAGTCATGTTTTCCTTTTATAAATTTTCCAATTTTCGAGCTGCCCATCTGCAAATCGTAGCGCAACTGTACACCACAAATCTTTTTTGTCAACAGGTAGGTTTACCCCCTTGCTGTCTGGTACATACTGTGTTAAATTACTTGTACCCATTCAAGGAAAACAGATGCTAACACCCGAAGAAATGGAAAGTTGCCGTGAAGATGACAGTTATGAAAGGGGTAGCGAAGCTGCTTTGAAAAGGAATCCAGACTGCCGCGACCCTGCTCATCCCGGCTGTGAATTTTGTAAACCACAAGGAGAAGACGATGAATATACTGACTGATTTGTTCCGCTTTTTTAAGATGCCGACACCAATGGTAATTGCCGCTGAAGAGCTTGCCGAAGCGAAGCTGGAACTATTGAAGGCGGAGACAGGTGTGGAGTTCGCCAGTGCCGTTGCGGAATATAACCGTAACCGCATAGCGCGATTGAATACTTATTTGATACGGGAGAGCGCATGAAAGACGATGACGAAATCTTTAAAGCAGAGGCATTTTTTGAATGCGTTGACAGGTGGATGCGTAATTTCGAAACCGTGTGTCTGGGGCTGACTCTTGTTTGCTTTTGCTTTCTTGTTTATATTTTCTTGACTGGAAGTTTGAAATGAAACGCATCACCGTACCCATCAGCCCCGACATCGACAAGATACGGGCGCGGCTTAAGCAGGACACTGGCGTAGAGATGACCTACGTGCAGTTATTTAATTTCTTGATTCACTTTTATGTTGAACGGGCTAATGAGCCTAAGACCAAATGGAAGGCACTACTATGACTGAATCTATTGATGCAAAAGTAGCGCGGCTGATGGCGATGGCGCAAATAATGGCGGACAGTACTGCCAGCTTTTACGAAGGTTTGTCTGGTCAATCAGTCGTTAATGAAAGCAGGCAGGCTTTTGAAGCCGCACTACGCACCGAGCTTGAAGCTGTGCAGGGTGAGCCTGTAGGCGACAGCCGCCTTTCAATCGGCATGGGCGCGGTGTACGACTTCGCGGGTTTTCTGACTACGCGAAGCACTCAAGTAATAGCATCAGGTCACGACGAAGCAGGGCCAGTTGCCGAGGCCATCAAAGAGTTTTTCAACACACGCGGTATTCACCATGACCCGTTGCCCGACGTTCAAACTTGGCACATCACCACACCCCAGCCAGCCAGCAACGAAGCAGATCAACTACTGAAAGCGCTGCGTCTTGACCCGAACACGTACCGTACCGATGGCGGGTGGCTGAACATCCCGAAGATCATGGCGGCGATTAAGTCGCCGGAGGACTACCCGCAGGCAAATTACGATTCACTGATTAATTCGGTTAAGCGGCAACCTGTAGCCCAAGCAGAGCCAGTAAGCGTAGATGCTGAGCGGTATCGGTGGTTGCGCGAACATTGCGACAGCATGAGTCTCATTCCACAGCTAACCGTCGCAAAGGTAACGGGGTGCGGATTAGAGGGCTGGAGTGGCGACGACCTTAACGAAGCCATCGACGCAGCCCGTGGTGTGGGAGGTGCGGTATGACAACACCAATGCCAGAGCTGCCCAAGCCTGACACGCACTGCTTTGACGAAGACACAGGCTTGGATTGCTGGAGCTACAGCGCAGAACAAATGAAAGCCTACGCACTCGCAGCCATTGCCGCAGCCAGCCAGCCAGACCCATACATCGCGGAGCTGATTGACAGGCTACGCGACAAAACCGACATCATTCCTGACATGACAGTGCGCCAAGCCAACGCCCACTTAGTCGGTTTGTGTGATGACGCTGCTGATGCGCTTGAAGCCGCTTACAACACAAAAGGATTGACATGACAAACCAAGAAATTGATTACACGTTGGCACTAGCTATTGGGTACACGCCGGACAGGGTGTGGATAAGTCTAATTCTCGAGACTGTTTACGTATTGAATAACCGCGCCCGATGCGATGGCCCGATGGACTACGAAGGCTGGCAGCTTTTTAACCACGCAGACCCGGAGGTGATCTGGCCTATTGCGAAAAAGTTTGATTGCTTTCCGAGACGTGCATCAGATTCCATTTGTAATTGGTGGACTTTAAAAGTAGCGGATAGGTATTTTGACAGCGATACCCCCGAAAGAGCCGCAGCACGAGCCGTCATTGAACACTGCAATAAAGGCCAGCCATGACCAATGAACAAATGCGCGCTGATTTTGAGGCGTTTTATACAAAGGAAAAAAATGAACAACGAAACCCAAAGAATCATGGAAGCACTGATGCTGATATACGGCAGTGATTTGCGAGCCGCAACAGTTACTGTGCTACTCAAAGATGGCGACACTGCTGTGCGCTTTATCACACAAACTTTGCCCGAGCCATTGAAGCCAAACTAAAGGAGAAGAACACATGAGCCTCAAAACCTTAAAAGAAAGCCTGCGACTTCAAGCTATAAAGCAGCGCCTGAAAGCAGCGTTTAAGCGGCTAAAACCAGCACCGGAGAAGAACAATGCCAGTTAAACCACACCCCACCGACCCCGACAAGGTGGTCTACGTCAGCCGCCACTACGACATACCGCAACTGCAAGGAGTAACTACAACACCACAGCGCCCGTGGGTAGGGCTGACGGATGCGGAACGGCACGAAATATGGAAAGGCTGTGACCCGACCCACGCCGGTTATGTGACAGCATTAGTCGAGGCCAAGCTAAAGGAGCGCAACACATGACCAAACAATGTTCAAGCTGCGGTGGATTCTGCGGCAAGGTATGCAAACGCGAAGATGTCGAGCAGTCAACAGACGCTCCGGTTGCATGGATGGTCTACACAAAAGATGGTATGTCTGTTTACGTTACGGATAACCCAACGGATATTACTGACGGACAACAGGCTTTGCCCCTCTACACCACACCACCACAGCGCCAATGGGTAGGGCTGACAGATGCGGAAATGGATGCTGTCACCGACGCCCAGTGGGGGTCACGCGGCGATAAGCCGATTTATGCAGCACATCGAGCATTTGCCCGAGCCATTGAAGCCAAGCTGAAAGATAAAAACGAATGAACTGTCCCCACTGTCACAACGAAAGCAAAGGGGTTGTGCTGGAGACTCGCAAGCAGGAAGACTCAATCATTCGCAAGCGTGCCTGTGGTCACTGCGGTAAAGGCTTCTTCACCCGTGAAGTACCCGATGCGTCTATCGTGATGAAGCGAGAAAGGCCAGATAAGATTGCAAAACGCGCTGAGACAAAACCCAGTGCGACGGTCACTAACCATGACGCATTTAGTGCGTGGAGATAAGAATTTATTGATGCCGAGCAGCCCCGGCAAAGGGTGCAACTACTTGGAGAACCTATGAACCACATTAACTCACCTGATACAACGGACAGCGCCATTGAGCGCGAGATTCAAGCCAAAGGCAAGACCGCACCACGAGTAACACCTGCTGACTTGCAAGCCAATATTGTGAGTGAGCATTACTTCACGGCGGCTGATGGGCGGCGCGGGGCATTGGACAACGACACTTACGTAGGCCGAGAAAAACCTAGTGCCAACAACAGTGATTTAGAACCACTAGAGTTGCTGACTTTCTGCGTGCTAGTTTTGGGTAATGGCTTCACTGTTACTGGTGAATCAGCCTGCGCCAGCCCAGAGAACTTTGACCCCGAATTAGGCCGTAAGATTGCACGGCAAAACGCGGAGCAAAAAATCTGGCCGCTGATGGGCTACGCTTTGAAAGATAGATTGCAACCTGCCCCAAGGCTTTTCCTGTGATTTCCAACGGGGCGGGGAAAGTGCGCTAAACGCAAGCGGCAAATGCGTGACTGCTGGAGAGACAGCACCTAACTAAGGAGAAAGAAGATGAGCAAAGACCACAAAGTCCCACAAGCGTTCCCCTACAACGGCGTGGGGGATGAATTGAATTATTCAAAAGGTATGTTATTACGCGACTACTTTGCGGCGAAGGCGATGCAGGGGATGCTTGCGAACAACGAAACAAACATACCCGCCCTCATTCAAGCCGCCTACATAGTGGCAGACGCAATGCTGAGAGAGAGGCAAGCATGACCGATAACCAAGCATACTGGGATGCCCTGCTGATACGAGGTTGGCGTAAGTTCCAGACGATGAACGAGGTATTGCATGGATTTCGGTCTATCACAGGTATTGATGCACACAACTCTACGCTACTACGCACCCCGCAAGGGAAATACGCGACGGAGGTTCGGGGGTTTGTAGCCAGTCGCCTGCCAAGGGTATCAGTCTGGCTAAATAAGTGTGGGCCAGAGCACGACACAACGCTGCTGAAGAAGTTAAGCCTGTCGAAGATGACAGCCGCTACGGAGACTTGCATCCTACCAGACCAAGAGAAAGTCAAGCTATACCAAGAGATGCACAAAGCAAAAGCCGTTGTAGAGTTCAATAAAACCAAACGCCTTAACAGGAACGACGCGACAAATTGGAACGTGGTTAAGGGGCCGTCCAACATAAAGATGCGGAGAAGGTAAACCCATGACACACACAATCAACTCAGCAGGCACGGTAGCCGTAGCAACCGACGTGTACTGGCAAACCATCGACACAGCGCCGCGAGGTGTTAAGGTGCAGCTACTCGGTGCTGGAAATATTGCCCACTACGGAACGTACTTTGGTGACCCGTTCTGGACACACTGGTGCCCCCTACCAAAACTTAAAAAGGAAGACTGATGACAAATTTTGCTGAATGGACACAAGAGAATCTAGCCAAGTTTGCACAGGAAGCGAACGATAAGATAATTGATTTGAATAAACGTTTAGAGCAGCGCCAATGGGTGAGGCTGACGGACAAGGAAGTCAGAACAGAGATTGACAGCATTTGTCAATACGCTGGCTGCTATGAAGAAGTCGTAGCTAGAAAGATTGAAGCCAAACTGAAGGAGAAAAATTGTGGATGAAGACGATGATGTCCAAGACTACAAGCGCCAATGGGTTGGGCTGACAGACGAAGAGGTCAGCAAACTCATAGACAACGAAATTGGATTTAACTCTTGCTGCGGGTGGGAAGAAGAATACACACGGGCAGTTGAAGCCAAGTTAAGGAGTAAGAACACATGAACTACAACCTGCCCTAAACCAGCAGGTTTTTTTACGTTCGCCAATCCGTTTGATCCCAGTTGCCTTTGCCGTGGTTGCAGGAGTGGCAAAGCACTTGAAGATTTTTAACATCAAGGGCAAGGCTAGGGTAAAGTTTTCTTGGTTTGATATGGTCAACATTCATAACCGCGCCGTCAGCAGGAGTAGCCCCGCAGCATTGGCACTTAGGCCCATACATCTTTAAAGCCACCATCCGTACTTTGCGCCATTCATAGCTAGACAAAAATGAATCGGATGCAACATTCCCTTTTGGAAAAACGCTTTTCACCCTTGCAGATTTGTCGTATAGCTTTATTTGAGCAAGAAGCTTAACTTCAGAAGATCTCTGTTTGGTACAGCTTTGAAGTTTTTCGCTTTTGTTTTTCCCGACTATGTGAGTAATACATTCCTTAATCCACTCATTGCTAGTTTTATCCATCGGCCTTTGCATACCGTCCACCTCAAGCGCCATGCAGACAAGATCTTTAATCTTGACACCGTTCTTTGATGCGTAACCAAGCCTGCTCTTACAGTACCTAGTCAGGTAGGTTTGCTTAACTATCAATCCATTAAAGTTCATGCTGATTCCGAGTGAGTAAGTGAGCTTCATCAGGCAAAGGTATGCCTAGGGGAGGACACAGCCTCCACCTATAGCATTACCTGATTCGTCGCTCGTTCGTTCGCAACATTCAGGGGGTGTGTAAAGTTGTTCGTCACACCCTATCTTCTAGCGTTATCGGCTCAACGTGCCGCATTCTCTAACCACACCGCCAGAAGGCGACTTTACCCTTGCCACCGTGTACCGCCTCAATGAAGGGCTGGATTGGTATAGCTACTCTACAGTCACTCTATCCCTGTGCGCCCGGTCGGAGAGGCTTCTGTCCGGGGTTCAATACAAGCCAGAACTGTAGTGATCCTGCTCCTAGGGGACTACACTTTCATCGCTGCAATGACGCACTGCGATTACTAGCTTCCTTACCCTCGGTATGAGATCCTTCCCGATAGACTCTTGCATTGGTCGGCGTAGAAAGGCACAAACGAAAAAGCCGCTTACAACTGCGCCCGGTGATGGCCTTGCCTAATATCTCTCCCACAGAAAGCATTAGGTAAGGCGGAACGCATGTGTAAACGGCCTCTAACTTTGTCACCCATCACAGCAACAACTCCAATGTACCACCACTTTCAAAACTCGTCAAGCAAAAAAAGCCCCTGTTTTTTAGGCAGGGGCAAATCAACTTTACAAGGAGAAGGGAAATGACACCTTCAAGGGTAGTTTAACCGCAGGACTTCAGAATGTCCAGAGCTTCTTGGACTGATTCCACCTTAGCCAGTATCCCGCCCGTCCATTCATCAAAGAACTTTTGCTCTGCCTCAGTTAGCTTTCTTGCCGATGGCGGTTTATTCCCATCTTTCACTTCAAGAAGTATGGTGTACCCGTTGTAAGAAACTAGTAAGTCAGGTATTCCATCGCCCTGAGTGATGATTCTTACCTTAGCACCACACGCACGAAGAGCTTTAACAATTTCCGATTCGTTGTCATCGCGTCTTGCTGCTCTCATGGTTTCCCCTACAAATATTTCACCAGTTATATCACATAGAGTGTTGACAGGTAGCAAGTCATCAGGTACATTGGAGGCTCTTCAACCACATAGGAGTAAGAAATGGAAACTAATAAAACATTGATAGAAGTGCAAGAGCAGCTTGATGAAGCTGTGAAAGTAGCCAACATGATTTGCGGAGACATGGAGGAATTGGGCGTCGGTGTTGGAGTGGGGGTAATGGCAATGGGTATTGGATTTGCCACTGGCGCAGCATCTATTGGTATGCCTTTGCCTGTAGCCATTGAACTACTTGCTAGTTTTTACAAGCAAGCTAACGTAAGCTCGAAAGCCCACTAACTATGAAACTCACTAACAAATTTGGTCTTCCGCAGACCATCCTGAATGTGATAAAGCGCCCCACATATAGCAAGGGTAAGGCGAATATGTCGGTGACTGAACTGCTTAACAGCCCCCGCATCGTTCAACTCAAGCGTAAGAACTGGGATTCTTTAGAAGAAGACGCAGCCGATATGGTCTGGTCTATTTTTGGTACAGCTATTCACGGCGTACTGGAACATGGCAAAGGAGAGAACCACATCGTTGAAGAGCGGATCCATGCCAACATCGACGGCATGAGTATCAGTGGAGCTATTGACCTACAAGAAGTTGAGGAAGACGGCATCATTGTGTCGGACTACAAGACTACAAGCGCATGGGCGGTAATGAATGAGAAGCAAGACTGGCACAACCAGTTAAACAGCTATGCGTTTTTGGTTGAACACGCCAAGAAGGTAACAGTCAAGAGGCTACAAATCATTGCCATTGTGCGTGACTGGAGCCGCCGTGAAGCCACGACAAAGGAAGGTTACCCACAAGCACCTATCGTGACTATTGACATCCCTCTATGGTCGATGGAAGACCGTACAAACTATATTCATGCACGTATCAAACTGCATGGCGAAGCTTTGTTTGAAATAGAAACAGATGGCGAAATGCCAGATTGCACTGACGAAGAGATGTGGGCAAAACCCGAATCTTTTGCTGTCAAGAAAGAGGGTGGAGTCCGTGCCAAGAGCGTTCACAAGACGCTGGATGAAGCCGAAATCTCAATGCCCTCAAAAGGCTACTTCATAGAACACCGTCCCGGCGCACGAACGCGATGTGAATCGTTTTGCCAAGTCAGCGGATTTTGTTCTCAGTATCAAGACTATTTATCAACCAAGGAACAATGAAATGACAAGTCCTTTTGCAACCCGTAAACCAATTTCTTCACACACAAAGAACAACTTGGACAAAGCAAAATCGTACAAGCTGACAAGTTGGATTGACACCAACAAAGAACAATTAGACAAGCTAACGCAACCTAAAATTGCGGAGATGGCCGAGAAGACCCTTGGCTTTCCAGTGACTGCCGCAAATATTTATGGTGCTTCAAACGCGCTTGGCATCAAGCTTGGAATGCGTGAAGCTCGTTCTGGCTATGATAAAAACTCAAGCCGAGTCATTGCAAAACATCTCGTTCACTTATATGAAAAGTTGGGCGAGGTTGTTCCTGAATCATTGCGTGCAATCTCTAAATAATAACCAAAAGGAAACACATGATAAAAATATCAGCAGCTTTGGTGAAAGCCCAAAAGGAATTTGGGCCAGCGCTCAAGACTCACACGAACCCAGCGTTTCGTTCAAAGTACGCCAACTTGTCGGCTTGCGTAGAGGCGGTAGTTGATGCTCTCAATAACAACGGCATCTTCTTGATGCAGCCTACTCACGAATGCGATAACGGCGTTATTGTTGAGACTGTTTTTATCCACGAATCAGGTGAGCAACTGAGCAGTGGCAAGCTGCACGTACCCGCGACCAAGCATGACGCGCAGGGGTATGGTTCAGCGTTGACTTATGCACGGCGTTACAGTCTGATGTCCGCTTGTGGCATTGCCCCCGAGGACGATGACGGCAATGCAGCATCAAAGCCTAAAACACCAGCAAAGCCGCTTGAATTAGCACCGCGCCCAGCAGCACCACCACCTACTCCTGCTCCAGCAATGCCACCTAAGCTGCCAGCAAAGATTGCAGGTAAAGATGTTCCTTGGCAGTTGGTCATTACGACGAACCCAGATAACGACCCTGAAGTGTGGGGTCAGACAGTTATGGATGTTACGGTTATGGCGCTAGATGCCGCAGGATCTGAAGCCGATGTCATGGCAATCTTTAAAGTAAACCGCAACGTGTTCGATGAATTGAAGAAGCTTACGCCAAAGTTTTACGACGACGTAATGGATGAGTTCAAGAAAGCAAAACTTAGATTTAGGAAAGAAGAGGAACAAGTATGAATTCAATAACGATAGCAGGCACTCTGGGCCGTGATTGCGAACTTAAATCACTCAACAACGGAGAGTCAGTAGCTTCCTTTTCTGTAGCTGATTCTGCCGGACGCGACAAGGGAACTATCTGGTGGAACTGTGAACTGTGGGGCAAGCGTGCTGATTCACTGTCGCGGTATTTGACCAAAGGCCAAGCCGTTGCAGTATCTGGTTCCATCTCTGAAAATGAATGGACTGATAAAGACGGCAACAAGCGCAAGACCATGAAGATTCGTGTGAATGACGTAGCCTTACAGGGTGGACGCAAAGAATCAGCAGAGCCAGAAGAGTACCGACCTCCAGCCAAGCAGCATACGGTTGACGAAATTCTTGATGACGATTCGGATGACGTACCATTCTAAAATGGTATACTCAAAGCATACCGTTTTAAGGAGTAATCATGAAGGTATGCCGAGAGTGTCAAAAGGAAAAGCTTTTGTCTGAGTTTTATGTTCACAAGGAAATGGCAGACGGTCACTTAAACAAGTGTATTGAATGCGTCAAACTGCGTGTCATAAAGCATAGGCAAAACAATCTTGAGAAAGTAACAGCTTACGACAAAATGAGGTCTAAAAAACCGCATCGTTTGCAAGCAATTAGAGATTATGCAAAAACTGAAGCAGGCAAGCTGACAAAGAAAAAAGCAATAAGCGCGTATCACGCAAGATACCCAATGAAATATGCTGCTCACATAATCACTAGAAATTACGTGAGAGATGGAAAGTTAATTCCATCGTCTTGCTGCTCTTTTTGTAGTTCTACTGTAAAAATTGAAGGACACCATGATGACTATACAAAACCTTTGGACGTTCGTTGGCTCTGTGAGAAATGCCACAAGCAATGGCACAGAGAAAACAAAGCAATTTATGAGTGACCATGCAAACATTGCAATTTGAAGCTATCAAGATTGCGATGCGGCAAGATCGGTCAGGATTTATCTTGACCCTTAATGTGCATCCCGACGAAGCTCCTTCTGAAATGTTGAAGGACTTTGTTGGAGCTCGTTATCAGGTAGTCATGGTAAGACTGTCAGATGGTGACACGCCCATGAACCGCGATCAAGAGTACGCACGCGATCCAGTACGTATGTCGGCAATCTTGTGCAAAGACAAAGAGTTTGGCAGGTTCTTGTTTGATACCGCCCAGACGTTTGATGTTTTTACAGAGTCAGACATAACTGACTGGCTTAGAGAAGAACTACAAATTTCTTCTCGCGCCGAGCTAAAAGAAAACAGAGAAGCCGCCAAGCAGTTTTGGTTTATTTATCAGGAGTTCATGCAATGGAAGCAAAACGTTTAATCCCATACTCTGTGCATTTGCCAGAGCATATACACGCAAAGCTCAAGGAAGCAGCAGGAAACCGTAAAGCCAGCGGCTTAGTCCGTGATGCCATCACTATGATTATTGAAGGCGATGATGCCTTTAATGCAGGCTATAACAAAGCTATCCGTGATGTTATATCTGTGTTCCATGATGACCAGTGGTGCAAGGTGCTTGGCATTGAAGGCCAGAGCATTGCGTATTATTTACAGGAACAAGTTCTACCCATGCTTGTAGTTCAAAACATTAAAGGTAAACCCCGTGGCAACAAAACGAAAGGCTGAAGGTATATCCTCTCTTGTACAAACACCTGAGTACGCTTCAATTCAGGAAATTACGATGTTAGATTGGTTTGCAGGCTTTGCTTCTTTATCTACATCAACCATGTCAACGCCAGCGCAATCAGCAAAAGAAGCCTTTGACCGGGCTGAAGCTATGCTGGCAGAACGAGAAAAGAGAATGTTATGAGTGAAAACAAAGAAGAGAAAGACGTAATTGGTTTACGCGATGAATTTGCCATTGCCCTAGTTCGCGGTTTCATTAACGAAGTCGGAATGTGGGCAGATGAATTTGGCGATCATGTATATGAACTGGCAGACAAACTTATAGAGGCACGAAACAAATGAACGACTGGTCAACCCACCTAATCAACGTTGAAAAACTGCTACGTTCAATTGAGGACAAGCTGTTACATAAGCGCCATGAAGGTATTAAAGATGAGATTTATGAAGCAATTGACTCTTTGTACGATACTTTGACTTGGACTAAAAACAACCCTGACAAATGAAAGGTACAACCCCAAGCAAAGGCGATAAGCATTTATGGAATGCTATGGCGCAGCTTGGTTGTATTGCTTGCTGGAAAGATGGAAACACCAACCATCAAGTCAGCATCCATCACATTGACGGCAGAACTAAACCGGGAGCACACCAAAAGGTTTTGCCGCTTTGTGCTGGTCACCACCAAGACGGTACAGGCATACCGGGGTTGGTGGCTGTTCACCCTTGGAAGGCACGGTTTGAGCAAGCCTACGGGAAACAATCTGAATTACTGTCTGAGTGTCTTGAATTAATTAATGCAAAGTAATACTTTAGTTAGGGGGGTAACTAGTTACCCCCCTCTTAAGTTTTGTTCCGTTTAACTTCCTTGCGGATATTTTCAGCTTGTTCAGTAATAAGCCCAAGAAGAATCTTTAGGCGGCCAATCTCTTCACTTTTTTGGTCACCCGGCTTTTCTTTGTCATTGGTAATCACGCGAATGGCTACCCGGATCTGTGCCAAGTCTTTTGCCGTTTTGTCGTAGAACTTCTCCATCGCAATCAATTCACCCTTTTCGGTGATGATTTTCTCTACCTTTGCAGCGTCACCAATCTCAGCAAAGTGGCGCATATCAGCATACGCCTGATTAATTTCCTTGGAGTGTTCGTAGAAAGCAGTGACGTACTTGGACTGATTTGAGGGAAGGTCTTTAATAAAACCCATACTCATAGTTTCAGACCAGTTGTTATCTGGCTTAGCCCCATCTTTAAATGGCAGGGTAGCATAGTGAGACATAAACGATGCAGAGCCGCCTAGCCAGCCAAAGTACGCTTTGATTGCGTAGTCCACTTGGACGGGCGACATTTCAGTGCTTTCTGGCAAGGCAACGTTAGCAATACCGCCCAGCAAGATAGCCAGAGGACTTGTGTTATCAGTAATGCGCTCCTGCTTTGACAAGCGCTCCATACCCGCTGACTCAATTGGCGCACCAGAAAAGCTATCCTTATTGGCGTACAAATCAACCATTGGCTTTATGATTTGCGGTATTGGATTAAGCGAGAACGTATCGGAAATCATACGTTTCATGCTGTCTTCAATCTGTTTACCCTCTGCACCTTGGTCAAAGATTTGTTCAGCTACACGCTCTGCCAATGTTCCAAATGCACCAATCTCAAATGGCTTGGGAATGCGGAAAGCTGCATCCATACCCGGCAGTTTGAACCACCAGAAGTTATCCCTATCCCACTCGTCACGGGCTTTAAAGTCTTCATCATCTTTAAAGGCGAAGTACAACGCCAATGAAGCTAGTGCAACAGCAGATGTAACAATACTGAATGCTTGTGCCTTTTGCCTATCGCTTCCTTCAATCTCTTTGCCTGTTGCTGTGTTATATACAACCCTAGCGGTAGGTAAGATACCATCACGACCTAGCTTGTACAAGCCTTGGATACGTGCATTCATAAACGGCACGACCTGAGTAAGCAGGCGGAAAGCAGGCCACGAACCTTGCATAGAGAAATCAAGCAAGTCACGGGCATAGAACGTAGCCTCAAGGTGACTCATACCTTTGTCGCGCATCTGCTTATAAAGCGCCAGACGGTTAGCAGCTTCAGACTTATTGCCAAGTTCCTGATAAGCGTCATATGCCGCCCGTAATCCAGCTTTAATCTTGTCTGGTGTGTCCAAAATTTCATTTGGCTTAACACCCTTTTCGAGAAGACGCTTAACCAGTTTTGCCTGATCTCCCTCGTAAGTAGAGCCAAAATTAAAGATACCGCCACCAGCCAGTGCAGATATGTACATGGGGCTGTCTTTGTTGGAAATAGACAAACCTTCAATCACGTTGGCAACTGGGTTCTTCTTTAGTCCAGATACAGCTATGGCAGAAATGGAGTCACGGATTAAGTTTCGCACCTTAAAACCGGGAGCCAGCGTAACGCCAAACTGAAGCATGTTTTTGAAGTCACGGGAGACATCAAGGAATTTAGACTTTGGCCCGGTGTATCCAATGGCTGAAATGGAATCAAGCAGCATAGGGTCAAGCACTTCAAAGTACGCAGGTGAACCATTCACCATTGTCTTGACTGCGCCCTTGCCAGATTTAGTCTGACCAAACTGCAAGCTGCCATCACCAACCACTTCGCCAGTCTTGGCTGAAACTACCTGACCATCTTGCCAAGCATACTGAGGCTTGAGGTTTGGAATGGCAGCATCCATTTTCATGGCGGCATTAAGCGTGGAATTTGACGCAGCATTCTTCATTGACGCAGACAAGATATGCGACCAGTTCCGCAGCGTATTTTCCATCAAGTCACCAAAGGGCTTGTCGTTCTTACCCTCCAGTTGCTTACTAAACTCTTGGCTGGTCAACCCAGAAGCAGTGGATGCACCTTGTAGGTCACCGCTTTCCATTTGCCTGTAAAAGGGCACATAGAAGATGTCTCTAGAGAACCGTTCATAAGCACCCGGATTTCTTTCAAGCTCAGCAATGCGGTCTGATATTTCCTTTGGACTTAAATCAGTACGCTCTCGCAGCGCTGCAATGTCTTTCTCAGACGAATTAATCAAACCTTTTTGCAAGGCAATATCAAGGACAGACTTATTGATGGCGTTCATGTCCTTTTGAACTTGACGATAAACCTCTAGGCGTGACTTACCATTAAGGTTGCCTTCAGCCAAAGAGTTTCTGTCAGCCAGCAAATCAGCCATCGTTGGCGAACGCTTATCAAGGGGTAGACGCGCCTCACGGTTCAAGGCAATCCACATCATGTAGCGGTCTGTCTCCTGACCAACTGGTTTCAGCACATCCAACAAACCCTTTTTGCTCGTATCAATGTTCAAAGCGCCGCCGTCATCTTTAACGTGACCGTGGAACAGCAATCCTTCCAGTGCGCCGTCAATGGTTTTTGACATACGCGCCAACATATACGACTCTTCAGAGTAGTCTTTGATGGTACGGTACTGGTCAGCTATACCCTGTGCAGCACGCCGCCAGAAGCCGTCTTTCATTGAAGCTACTTTATCAATGAACGTGTCGCTTTGCGGATTGAAGACTTTGCCAAGTGCATTCACATAGTCTGGGTTAACATCCGTCAGAGCTTCTTTGGCAATGGGCTTGCGCTTCTGCATAGCTTGGCTGACGGCAGCAGTGGCCTTCTCAGCCATTTCTCCTATGTTGCTTTCTGAAACCGATTCAACAACATCATCTGTTTTGCCCTCCTGCTGCTTCATTCGGCGCAATGCAATGTTTGAATTTAATTCATTTTCAAGCTGAGCTAATGGCGTGGTAAGCAGGTCTTCACCAATACGCATAACACCTTCAAGGGCAGTTTCATATTTTTGGTTTAGACCAAGCAGGTTTCTAACGATGGTGACAAGCCGACCAAGCGCATTCGTATCACCAATTTTTATTGTCGCTAGGTATTCATGGAATGCAGGTTCTGTAAAACCCCAAGCCAACAACTCATGTTCATTTTGAATTGTGTTTGCGCCAAGAGAAATTCGGCTCAAAATTTTATCTTTTTTCCCTGCTTTTATGTCGGCTTCAATTTGCGCTTTAACTTTCTTGTATAAAACTTTAAGGTCGTTAACAGCTTTGCTATTTGGCGAATTGCTAATTTGTAATGCAGTTGCAGCATGTGTCAGTTCATGCAAAACTGTAATGTATCTTGTACCCGTAAGACTATCTGCTTTGCCTTTAAGCAAACCATTAAGTTGCATAGTAATTGCAACGCCGCTATATGCACGATACGTAGTTTTTACTGCACCACGAACACCTTTTGTATTTCGTCGCCCATCATTCAAAATTAAGATTTTGTTTGGCAGCAAACCTTTTGCATCAAACTCTTTTAAACGAGCCAAAACTTTAGTTGCAATTTCTTTAGCTGCACTATTGGGCGCGTTGTCTACCGCCCACTGAGCGGCTTGTGGAATCGTCAACCCTTGAAGCTCCTTAGCAATTTGCTCCATTGACTTATTGCCAACAAAGTCCGTAGGCTCCTGCGGCTTTGTAGGCGGCACAGGAGGTTTTGGCGGCGTTGGCGGCTTAGTTGGAGGGGGAGCAGGCGGCGGTGGCGTAGCAGGCTTTACTGGTGGCGGAACAGTATCCTCTTCGGGCTTCTCATTCTTTGGAAACTTGAACAAATCACTCACTGGTGTCTTTGGAACAGCTCCAAACATATCTTCGCCAGACTGCGACTGCTTATACGCATTGTCAGCAAGCTCACTCAGAATCTTGCCCATGCGAACACCAGAGCGCCCATGCTCCGCAAACATTTCTAGAGCCGCCAAGGTGTTTGGATCAACTCCAATCATTCCTTGCTGAACATATTTCTTCAGTGAAATGTTGTCGCGCCTAGCATTTACCGCAAGCTCAGCCGCATCAATCACATTTTTTCGGATGTCATATTCACCAGCACCATCTAGCTTAGCCATACCGGGAGCTGCTTTTTGCATAGCCGTCAGTATCAAGCGTGCTTCAGGGTCTGTAGCCGAGGCAAACAAGTTAATCAGCGTGTCGCTGTTGTAAGCCTTATGAAAGATAGCATTATTCAGGCGCGTCATTGCCACTGAATTTGGTCTGCCTTTACCGTCCAACATCCCGGCCTGCTCGTTCTTTGGCATTGATAGAACAAACTGCATGGCTGTAGCATCGTTGATTGACAGTGAGCCGTCTGCATTTTCAACAAAGCTCAAGCCACTTAAATCAAACCTGTTTGCATCGTTCTTAGCTTTTTCAACGGGGTTGAAGTCAAGACCAGCAGGCGCATTAGATACATCACCAATGTCTTTGGTAACGTATGCTTTTGGCATGATACGTACAAGAATTGGATTCTGTATCTTTGCAATGGCTTCAGGCGAAATGCCGTGCTGCGTATCACCAGAAAGCGCATTGCTGTATTTAGACGCTGTACCGTTTACATAAGAAGCCTGCAATCCCGCAACGCGACCATTGCCAGCTACTGCTCGAACGCCTTGTTTGCTGGCATCGGCATAGTCTGGCAGAGGGCTACCATTGGTATCGTGTGAAGTAAATACATCGTTTGCATCAATGACAGCATATTGAACTGGTATCTTTCTACCATCAGTAGCAGTCACCAATTCAGTCACACCCATATTTTCGCTGGGTAGTTGCACATCACTCATAACGACAGGAGCGCCATTTGAGAAATCAGGTGAAGACTTCAACCGCCCATAGTCAGGCGTGGTTTTAATGTTCAGCATCTGACCGATAGACGCAGGTGTAGCGCGGTCACGGTTTTGTAAAACGTCAAGTACGTTAGCTGATTCAGCAGGCAAACCATTCGTGTAGTCTGCTAAAGCCGCCTCTTCTTCAGGTGTAAATTTAGAAACTGGCGGTGCAGCAGGCGTTATGGGAATTCCCATATCCGGCGCAGGAGTCTCTGGTACTGGCGTTTCAGGTACGGGCGCTTCTGGCTCAGTAGGTTTGCCGAGTTGTGGCACTTCGTTTGGCGCACCCAATAGCGGCAGCTTACTAAACTCATTAGCTTTTGGCAGTGCTGGCAATTCTGGCAAGGCAGGTGCAGCAGGTACTTTCGGTACAGGCTCAGCAGGCGGCACAGGAGTTTCCGGTGCGCTACGACCACTAGCTAACCCAGTTACCCCACCTAATGCACCAGCACCAAGAGCAGCCATAGCTGCTGTCTCTCCAGTACCTTCCATAATTGATTGCTCTGGCTTGACTTCTTTCATCGCCAAGTTTTGAGACATCTTCCCGCCGACTTCTTCAGGCACTTCACTGGCAATTTCACCAGCCAATGTTTTTGCGCCCATAGCAAGACGAGAACCAGTACCCGGCACACCAGCTAGTGTTTTCTCTAGCATCTGCGCTCCGGGGAGCTTGTTCGTCAAAAAGGAAATTAAAGCACCGCTTGCGCCAGCAGCACGAGCTAAATTAAGCGTACCTTCAGCAGCCTCCGCATCACCTGCGCCTTTTGTTTTCAGTTCTTTATAAATGTTTTCATATGCGCCAGCACCAACATCTGCACCCTGTTGAACAACACCAGCACCAACAGCGGCCCTAGTACCAGCAATGCCAGCAGCTTCTGCGCCAGCACCACCAACACGAGCCACAAGAGAACCTGCACGACCAGCACCAAAAGGAATTAATAGTTGAGGGGCTTGCTCAGCAATGAAACTAAACAGTAGGCCGGGGTCTTTAACGGTTTCAGCCAATGCAGTTTTGAAAGCGGGAATCTGACCTTCTTTAGCCGACTCAGCAATTTTCTGAGCGCGTTCAGCTTCACGAGCTTTTAAACCCTCAGACTTCATTGCTTCGCCGTACTCGGATATAGCTTTGCCAGCACCAAGAGTGCCAGTGTTATCCATGTTTCCAGTAGCCAAACCATATATCTGACCCGGAACTTGAACGAGCGAACCAACACCGGAAACCGCTCCAGCGCCTATATCTTTAATCGCTTCGCCATATGTCCGCTCCTTTGATGGAACGGGGGTAATCATTCTCTTGACGGTAGCTTGTATGACGCTTGGATCAGTGCCGTCTGGAAACTCAAGAATCCTTCCATCGGCCAATTCTGCTTCTATCGTCATACATTTCCTTATTTAATCGGATTACCCGCAGCGTCAAATTTTATACGTGTAGCAGTTGGATTGGTAGCTCCACCAATGCCAGCCATTGAAGCAATCTTATTGTTAATTTCGTTTAACTTCTTTGCTGCATCAGCTTTATCTTCTTTGCTTACAGTAGCGCCTTTGACTAAATCTAGTCTATCTTTATAGTAAGCCTGAAGATTTTTCAACTCTGCCAAATCCTGTCGATCACCAGACACGCCAGACTTAATACGCATAATATTTTGCATATATTGCTCAGCAGCGGTAGGATTTGATGCTTTAAGGCGACTGTATTCTGCCATCATCCGTTCTGTTTCACCCGGACGACTAGCTGTTGCAGCTTGAATATTTGCAACTTCAACCAGCGTAAGATTCCGTTCGCGTGCTTCTTTCTCTTTTTGCGCCAACTCACGGGATTTGCCAAGTTCAGTGCCAATTGTTCCGGCTCGACTTGCACCTTCAGCGCGGCGTGCGCTTTCAATTCCAGTTTGTTGCTCTTCCATTTGAGCTTCAAACGCAGCCTGTTGTGCGCGTTTACGGTCTTCATTTGAAGTGTAAGCGGGGCCAAGGCCACTTAATCCTTTGTACTGTCCGGCCTGTCCAAATACACGAATCAGGTCATCTAAACCAGACGGTTTTGCAGCTTCGTACTGGGCGCGGCGTGCAGCCATCCGTCCTTCAGCACCAGCACCAGCTTCACCAGTAATGCCAAATGCTTTGCGACGAGCAGCCTCTTCTGCAATCAATTGGTCTTGATTGGGAGACATATTCATTGCTGCTGGTTCTGCTGGAGCCGCTGCTAAAGGCAGTCCAGCGGGTTTGGGTGCTTGCAGAAGTGAGGCTACTTTATCAACTGGCGGTTTTTGTATAGCTCCAGCCAAACCAGCAGGAGCAGAGCGCAAAGCCTTATCTGATGGGCTGAGCTGTTCTGCCATAGGCTGTACTTCAGGCACGGGTTCTGCTTCTGCTTGTCTCATGGTTGGAGGATACATATCACCTCTTGCGGCAGAAGCCTCGCCCATAGCCCTTTCTCTTTTTCGGCTTTCTATTAAAGCTTTAAGCCTTTCGACTTGTTCAGTAGACATCGGACGACCAGAGTAACGAATAGCCGCTTCTTTTGCCGCACTAACTTGAGGGTCTTCAACTAGTTCGCCTTCAGCGTAGCCAATAATCCCGCCTTCGTCAAAGTTGAACTGCACAGGCAACCGTGTAATTCCGCCTTGAGCCATGCCCATAGGAGCATCCATAGACTGCTCTGGTTCTGGCTGGGCTACAGGCTCTGGTATACCTTCAGGTGCTGGCATAGGCATCTTCTGAGCCTGCTGTGCCATCTGCTGCTGAGCTTGATTTTGCTGTTGCTGTTGCAGCGCCATCAGTCCAGCTTTTTGCTCAATCTGTTCTTTGACACTAGGTTGTTCACCCTGAGCGCCACCTTGAAGTGCAGCCATCTTTTTCTGCATTGCTTCTTTTGCCTGCAAAGCACCAAGCGCAATGTAGGGCGGCATCATTGCAGGGTTAAAACCGTTAGCGTACTTTTGCAATTCTTGAATTGAAAGGTCTTTGGCTAACTCTTGTGCTTTGACGAGGTTCATACGATTACTTTCAATTTATAGCTTAATCATTATTTTGGTGTAACACCAAGGTTTTCCAGTGTTTTGTACAGCGCACTTAAACCGGAAATCTGAGATGTCAGATTGCCCAATGCACCCGCATCACTGGATGTAGTTGTGCTGGCTACTGGTATACCTTGTAGCAAGTTCAGCTTGTACTGCGCGGCTTTCATTGGGTAATCACGTTGTTCTTCAAACTGGGCTTTGTCAGCAGCCAATCCTTCAGACGTAATCCCTCTTTGTATAGCGCCTTGCTGAGACAAATCGGCCAATGATTTAAGACCAAAATCAGAACTATATTGGCGCGAGGCTTCAGTAGCTCTTTGTGTATCCAGCCCACGACTTTGCTCGGTATTGAATTGACCCATCGCTTTGTCATAGGCATTAGAGTAACCTTGACCCAGTGCCACATTTTGTGCATTCAACAAATTACGGTTATTTTCAGCATTCATAATGGCTTGACGGCTACCACCAAATGCACCAGCTTTGGTTAACTGAGCATTAGTTTGCTGTTGCGTAATGTCATTTTGCCGTTTGAGTTCAGCCATTTGCGGGTCAAGAACATTCTTCAGGTACGGGTTCATGTACTGCTGAGCTTGTTCAGAGCCAAACGTATTGGATGTAAATGTTGTTGGGTTATAGCCACCCTTGGCAACATCACTTATCCCTGCAAATGATTGTTGTTGCAAATTAGACGGGCCAGCCGTTAATGGGCCTTTGTAAACTTCCCGTGGGGCATCAGCCGCAGCAGCGCCTTGGCCTAGAGCAGTAGTTATGTAATCACTTGCGTAAGGTGCTAAGGTTTGCGTTACTGTTTTATCTGGAGTAATGCCTGCTGATGTAGCAGGCGCAGTAGCGGCAGGAACAAGGTCACCAGCAGCAAAACCCATTACGCCACCACCAGCAGCATACGTAGCCAAGCCACCCGACAAAAATTGGTTGGCATCAATTTGTTTGCCTTGTTTAGGGTTTCCTGTACGCGCCTTACGCACACGCGCCATCATTTCATAAAGCTTGTTTGCGCCAGCGTCAGAGTTTCCATTACCCAAATGGGAAACAACGTCAGCAGGAATGACGAATTCACCATGACTTAAAGCAGCAGGCTGTTTACCGTCAATGGTTGTAGGAATCTTATCCTCCATGCCATCTGTAGAGCCAGACAAGTACCGACCACCACGAGCCAAAGCAGCAATACCACCGTGAGCCATTTTGTTTTCTAAATTCGGAACTGGCATCATTCTTGCCACATCAGATGCAGGGTTAACTGGAGCAGCAGCAGGCATCGGTGCTTTGTTGTAGTTCATAGCCATTTGTCCAGCATAAGGGTTTGGAGCGGGAGCGGGGGCAGGATTGTATGCAGCCAAAATACCTTGAGCTTGTGCATCACCTGATGTGCCGTCGTATTTCATGTCGGTGAAATACTGCCTACCCTGCGAACCCGGTTGACGGTTTGGATCGGTATATTGAACTTGCTGACGCGAAGCCGTTAATACCGGAATAGGCTTTTGGTTTGATATTGCACCCGTCTTTGGAGCTACTGCGCCGTAGAGGGCCATCGCAGCAGTACCAAGACCAGCAAGATTAACTTTGCCAGTAGCGGGGTCGTAAAAGTTCTTTTTTAAGAAATCATCAGCTTTGCTTCCAAGAGCATCAATAAATTTTTTGATTACTGGATTATCTGATGTTCCAGTGTTTATAGCGTCAAGCACATCTTTTTCGGTGGGCGCTGATGCCGGATCATATTCGCCACCAACATTGCCATAGTCATTATAAAACTGTGTATAGTCAAATGGCGCATCGGCAGTAGTATCAGCTTGCGATGTATCTACGGGTAAATCAAATAAGGTATCGTCTTCCATATCTATTCCTTTAGCGTAAGAGGTTCAGTAGATCGTCTACCGACATAGGCTCAGCTAGTAGGTCATCCAGATACCCACCAGTAGCGATTTTAGTTGGTTGTGTTGCTTTTGTGCCAAGTTTTTCATCGCTTGGTTTAAACAAATTGAAGTTAAGCGGCTGCTCAAAATCAAACTCGTTGACTGCTTTTCCGTAAATTGGGTTATTTGTTACTTGCGTGGCTTGTTGTAATAACGAAGGGGCTGTACCAGCAAACTGCTGCATAGCCGTCGCCGCCGCTGTTCCGGCTGTCTGTATTTGGGCATTTCTAGCATTAGTAGCAGCTTGCGCTTTTGCAGCGGCTGCATTGCTTGCGGCTATAGCTGCTGCTTGTCTTGCAGCTTCTTCTTGTGCAGTTTTAGCTTCAGCAGCATCCCTAAGTCGAGCCGCTTCTTGATCGGAAAACGTCTTGTATATGCCTGCCGAGGCTGCACTGATAGCATCTTGTGTAGATTTACCCTGTGCAATCAAATCATCAGCCGTCTTCTGCTGTGCTGCCGTCAGTGCTTTATATTGCGCTTGTGTCGTAGCAGAAACATTTGCCAAGCCAGTAGCAAATTCTGAACGTATCCCTTCAGCCGTTGTTCCAAGCTGAGCCAATACCTGTTCTTTGCTCAGTTTTTGGTCTATGGCAACCGAATTAATGGCTGCTTGTAAGGCCGCATCCCCCTGCAAGCCAATGTCTTTAGCAGCTTGAATAGCATCTTGAAGCGCAATCCGCGTAGCTTCTACATCTGTTTTTATGCCAGTAATCTGGGTGGCAGTATTGGCTGCGGCTTGATTAATAGCGCCTTGCAGGTTTCCAGTGGAAGTGGCTAATTGCTCCGCTTGGGCTTTTTGAGCCGCAGTTAATTTGCCAAATGCTGCTTGGGTGGCTGCATCGGAGGCGGCTAACTTTGCAGTGAAATCACTAGCAATATTAGTCAAGCTTGTAGCAAACTGAGTTTTTAAGCCTTCAGCCGTTGTACCCAATTGAGTCAATATATCAGCTTGATTTACACCCATTTTTGCAGCTAGGTCTGTTAAACCAGCCTGCAAAGCGGCATCACCTTGTAGCCCAATATCTTTAGCCGCCTGAACTGCCGCCTCAAGAGCAGTGCGTGTTTTTTCAACGTCTGTTTTTACATCGGCAATTTGCGTAGCAGTAGTAGCTGCGGCTTGTGTTATTGAATTCTGTAAATTACCTGTGCTGGCGGCAAGTTGTTCAGCTTGTGCTTTTTGTGCATTTGTTAATTGGTTAAACCGTGCTTGTGTAGCTGCGTCAGCCAAGGCAAGTTGTGCTTGGAAGTCTTTTGAAACGCCAGATAAACTAGCAGCAAATTCTGTTTTTAAACCTTCTGCTGTTGCGCCTAACTGGTTTAATAAGTTGGCTTGGTTTACACCCATTTTCCCAGCTAAGCTATTTAGTCCAGCTTGGAGGGCGGCATCACCTTGTAATCCAATATCTTTTGCTGCTTGTATTTCAGCCGACAACGCAGATTTAACTGCATCAATTTTTGTCGATACTCCTGTTAAGCCAGCAGCAAATTCTGTTTTCAGGCTTGTTTCAGTAGCTCCAATTTTAGAAAGCAGTGAGGTTGCATTGGTATTTTGCTGCCGAGCAACTGTATCAATAGCTTCTTTTAAGGCCGCATCACCAGCCAATCCAGTAGCCTTTGCTTCACTAATTGCTTTTTCTAAAGCTAGTTTTGTAGCGGTGACAGTAGCTGTTACGCCAGCAATTTCTGTTTTTAGCCCTGACGTACTTGTACTGAGTTTTGTCAATATTGACGCAACATCGGTCTTCTGCGTAGCTGCTACTGTGTTTATGGCTTTTTGAAGTGCAGCATCACGACTTAGACCAGCAGCTTCATTTTTTGAAACTTCTGCCAGAATGTCTTTTTCTGTCTGGGCTAAATCAGTTTGCAACGCTTTAATGTCGTTACCCAATACCGTGCCAAGACCACTGATGCTATTGGTCAGAGTTGCAACATCTTTTTTCTGAGTGGCTGCTACAGTATTGATTGCCTTTTGAAGCGCGGCATCGCGGTTCATTCCCGCAGCTTCGTTCTTTGCTACTTCAGCAAGAATATCTTTTTCAGTCTGAGCAAGGTCAGCCTGTACCGCATCAATCTTAGTGTTAAGACCAGATGAAGTTGTATTCAGCTTTGCCAGAATATCTGTTGAAGACTTTTTCTGAGCAGCAGCTACTGTATCAATAGCTTTTTGGAGCGCGACATCGCGGCCTAATCCGGCTTTTTCATTCTTCGCTACTTCGGCAAGAATGTCCTTTTCAGTTTGAGCGAGGTCAGCTTGGACGGCATCAATCTCTTTGGTAAGACTTGTGCTTAAACCACTAATTTTGGATGTAAGCGTAGCAGTGTCAGTCTTTTGGGTGGCCGCAACTGTGCTGATAGCTTTCTGTAGCGCGACATCACGACCCATGCCAGCAGCTTCGTTCTTCGCTACTTGTGCAAGGATGTCTTTTTCTGTTTGCGCCAGATCAGCTTGCACAGCAGTAATTTCTTTGCCGAGCGTTGTGCCAAGTGCGCTGATGTTTTTTGTCAGTGTCGCAGTGTCTGTTTTTTGTGCAGCAGCAACTGTGCTGATAGCAGACTGAAGAGCAGCATCACGACCCATGCCAGCTTTTTCATTTACCGCAACTTGAGCAAGAATATCTTTTTCTGTTTGGGCAAGCTCTTTTTGAACGCCAGCTATCTTTGTATCAAGGCCAGCCGTAGTTGTATTTAGCTTTGTTAATATGGTTGCAGTATCTGTCTTCTGAGCCGCTGCAACTGTGCTAATTGCTTTTTGCAATGCAGCATCACGGCCTAGTCCAGCGGCCTCGTTCTTCGCCACCTGTGCAAGAATGTCTTTTTCTGTTTGCGCCAGATCAGCTTGGACGGCATCAATCTCTTTGGTAAGGGAAGTACTCAGTCCGCTTATTTTTGCCGTCAGAGTTGCGGTGTCCGTTTTCTGGCTAGTTGCAACCGTGTTGATGGCCTTTTGAAGTGCAGCATCTCTGGTCATTCCAGCAGCTTCGTTTTTGGCTACTTGAGCTAGGATGTCCTTTTCAGTTTGAGCAAGTTCTGCCTGTACAGCGCCAATCTCTTTGCCAAGCGTTGTGCCTAAACCGCTTATTTTTGATGTAAGCGAGGCAGCGTCTGTTTTTTGTGCAGCAGCAACTGTACTGATGGCTTTTTGTAGTGCAGTATCGCGGCTTAAACCAGCCTTCTCATTAATAGCTACCTGCGCGAGAATAGCTTTTTCTGTTTGGTCAAGGTCAGCTTGGACGGCATTAATCTCTTTGCTCAGCGTTGTATTAAGGCCGCTAATGCTTTTGGTTAGCGTTGCAGTATCAGTTTTCTGTGTAGCTGCTACCGTGCTAATAGCTTTTTGCAATGCAGCATCACGGCTCATTCCCGCTTTTTCGTTGATAGCTACTTGAGCAAGAATATCTTTTTCTATTTGAGAAGTAGTTATTGCAGGAGTTGTTGGGCTTACTGGTGCTGGCGCTGGCGTTGGAACCGGAATAGGTGCAGGGGCTGGTGTCGGCGCAGGCGCAGGTGCTGGTGCTGGTGCTGGAGCAGGAGTCGGTGCAAGAGTAGGTACTGGAGCAGGCGCGGCAACAGTTTGTGCGACAACATCTTTAATTTGTGCATCTGTTGGATTGGCAATTCCGATTGCTTGCAAAGAAGCCCGAGCTTCAGCTTCAGCCTTTATGGTCGGGTTAATCGCAGTCTCAATGTTAGTTGCTGGCGCTGGAGTAGGGGTTGGTTTTACTGGTGCTATAACTTCTTCAGGAAAATTTTCTGAAGGAATATTTTGCCAAGGCTGAATTTCCTCGGTCGTATCTGAATAATCTTCTGGCCTTGCAGGTACTGCTGGAGCAGAAGTAGCTGGTGAAGGAGTAGGACTTGGTGCGGGAGCGGGTGATGGAATTACATTTGGTGGATTTACAACACCTCGTCCACCACCTGCTTCACTTGTGCCAGCAAGATATGATGATAATGATGGACTGCGTTTAACAACTTTATTAATCTCATTTTCAAATATACCTTGATCGTCTTTACTTGCCTCTTGCTTTGCGGCAAGTAGCATTTTTAAATAGTTTTCATCTTGTGCGGCAAAGCCATAAGTATTTGTATATTCGCTAATCTTTGGCATTAAGCTTGGGCTTTTTGCCAATATTGCTGAAATCCTTGGGTCATTGGCTGCAAAAGCCGAACCCAATCTGTTTACCACACTACCTGCATCTGTAGCAGGTATAGAAGAAGGCAATGCTTGAGCTAAAGTATCGTCTTGCAAACCTTTTAATAAATATGTTTTATCGCTTTCGCTTATTGTTTGGTCATTATTAATAGATGCACGTAAATCATTGATAGGATTTGGTAAAGCAGCATCAGCAATTGCTTTTACTATCGCGTCTGCCGCAGCTTTTGAGCTACCTGTTTCCGCTTCAATATATTTTTTGGCCGCAGTAGTTACATCACCCGTCTTTATAAACGTATCAAGCTGTTCTTGGCTTAGCGGTTTACCAGTGGCTTTTTCAACAGAAGCCTTTGCTACTATCGTATCGTTGTATGTCTTAGCAATACTTTGCGCGTTAGCTTCTTCTTGTTTTTCGAAGTCGGCAAGATTAGTATCTAGCGTTGTTTTTTGAGTAATTAAAGTTTTTTCAAGTTCAGGAATGTTTGATTTTAATTTATCTAGCTCGGTAGATAAGCCAGTAAGTTTTGTTTCAGCAGCAGTGCGTGCCGATTCATAATCGGGCATTGCATTATTAACAAGCGTGGCATATTTGTTTGCATTTTCTATAGCTTCGCTTTGCCAACCACCTGCCAAATATGAATCTTCTGCTCCGCTGTATGCGTAACTAAGCATATCATCGGCGCGTTTTTTGTAAAATTCATAGTTATCATAGTTTGATTTTATAGTAGCGCGGCTTGCTTCAATAGAATTAACAGTTGATTGGTAATCTTCAACAATTGCATTTTGACGGCTTACATTACCGTCAAACGCTGTACTTGTTTGGGTTACTTCATTCCAAGCATCTTTTAACGGTTGGGTAAAATCTTTAAAGGCACTATTAAGTGATTCTTTATTGTCTTTAAATGCGCCTTGAATTACAGAGTTTAAAACTGCTGTATCGACATCTTTACCCATTACACCTGCGGTCAATGCTGCGTTAACTGCGCGTTGTGCAGCAGAGCCTGCCGTACCATAATCTTTTCCCAAGTCATTAAATCCGGGGATGCTTGAGGTAACTGCGTTTACACCTTGCATTGCACCAGAGGCAAGTCCTGCGGTTAAGCCACCTTTAATGAGCGCTTCAATCGGGTCGCCCTTACCAGTCAGAACAGAAGTAAGCGATGCTTGCGTTCCCCCGGCAGCCATAGCCCCAGCAACTTTTCCAATGTTTCCCGCAATTGAGGTAAGTCCCAAGTCTGATGCTGATGCGGTAATTGCTTTAGTCACATCGCCTGCAATGGAGCCTCCTATAAAAGAAGTTACACCACCTATTACTGCACTTTTAAGCGCATCACTGACTGAGGCTCCTTGTGCTACAGATAAACCAGCAGAAACCGCACCTACACCTACCGCAGTAGCAACTGCTGCTGAAACAGTACCTGCTGCAAGCGATGCTGCAACTCCAGCCCCGGCAACAGATAGTCCAGTAGCCCCGACAAGTGCAGCGCCAATAGTGGCAGCTATACCAGTTTCAACGGCTAAATATCCAACAAATAGAGCGGCTGCTGGCATATCAGAACTCCATCACATATGCAGTCATTGGCTTGCCTTTGACATCAATTTTGAACGTTTTTATAGGAAGCCCCGTCATCTGTGAAAGCCGTCCATACCTGTTGTCAGGCGTATAGGTGTAGGCCGTCTTAACCCCAATATTCTTGAGGTATGCCGCTAGTTTTTTGAAGTCATCAGCCAGCATACGAGGTTGCGCTTCATTACCAATCGTGTGAATTTCAACTACGCCTTTGCCGCGAACCATAGTAAGAAACAACACATTTCCAAGGTGAATAAGTTTAGCGCCTTCATCCTTTACAGTAAGGACAAGTTTGCCAAGCATTTCTTTAGCTTTTTTGTCGGAACCAGTTTCTTTTTTAAAGTAGTCGAACGCAATTTGTACGATTTTTTCGTTCTCTTGTTCGTTTACTGCTTGCTCCGCCATATCAGCCTACTTTCCAATTTGTACCATCTGAATAAACAGGAACTGCTACTGCACCACCTCCAGCTACATTCACCCCAAAAGACGGGGCAAGTGCATTGGATACAAACCCTCTAGCTCCGACCCCTGACGTTACGGCACTTGGCAGTGTAGCCACGGTATAAACCGTTGTTGGCGGAATGATATTGCCCTCAGAGTCTATCTGAGCCATAAGACCTTGCAAACGGTTGAAGTAAATCCGTAGCACTGCGTTCAACTGATCTTGGTAAGCTCGCTCATATTCTAACGTTGCTTGCGGTAAAGCAGGGGGGGCGACCCCTTGGAATGGAGTTGACGTAACTACAAACATTAGCGTCTTCCGTCTGCGCGTATATCAAGTCGTGGAGCGCCAAGCTGCCAATTTACTCCAAGAGCCGTAGACTCTACCTTGATAATTAGTTGCCGACCCCGCACCCGAGTAAAAATCTGTCCAGTGAATTGTTCAATTGGCAAAACTGCTGTACGGGTTACGGGTTTATAACTATTACCACCAACCGATTGATTTGCATTTTCGTCTGGTACGTTATACCCAGAGCCTGAGTTTTTCATGGGCAGGAGATACATGGTGACCGATGGGTTTTCGACCTGCGACCCTGAGAATGTAATGTCTGGCAACACCCGCCAAATAAAAGAAAACTGATGCCCATCATCCAAGTCAAACTCCGCAGACGAAATATATGACGTAATAGGGAGTGGAGTCCCTAGAACGTTGTCATCTACACCCTGCTCGTGATTAACAATGTTGTGCTCGTATGTAGCGGCAATTGGATAGTTACGAATGCCTGAATCCAACCAAGCGGTTCGCGCCATAGTACCGTAGTACCAGATATTGTCAAAATAGTTATACACAACATACCTGTCTACCGAATTGGAATTTGCTGAGCAGTAGAACCACCAAATTTCATTAAATCCTTCATTGGTTCCCGCAAAAACCTGCTCGTATTGGACGGTATTAATATCCTCAAAAACAAATTTGCGTAAGTCGCAATTTAATGTTTGTATACGGCCATCGTATTTGTAAAACTTATCCTTACCCATCCAATATGCCACACCATTGGCGTAAGTTGCGGCATTTTGTCCTGCGATGGATATGTTGTCGCCCATAAGCTGTGCGCCCCAAACAATCGGTGGCCCTACGTATTGCAGCGAGTACAGCGAAGAATCAGTCCACACCAAAATCTCTTGGCGCGATTGAAGGGAAGTGACAATTTGTGAGCCTAACGATAGCCGCAGTGACCCCGCTTGGTTTGTTGCAGATTGCACCCAGTTCAACGCATCTTCTTGATCCGACCAGCGAACCAGCATGGGGTCAACATCTGTAGACAAGTAATCGTTGCACCCAAACGCAAATACAAACCGACTTGTATCAGATATTAGTAAATAGTTTTGTTGGATAGGCACACCTGTAGCGCCCAGCCTAGCTGATAACTCAATAGCACGAGTTGTAATGCCAAGTGCGGCATCCCAGTAGTAAATGGCTCCACCACGAGGGCCAAAAATCAAATCTTGCCCAAAGTTTTTTTGACTCCAAACTCTCAAAGATTCATTGGTAGTTTCTCCAATTCCCCATGCCCCAAAACCCCACGGGCCTGCACCCCACCCGGTTAACGGTACAACAAAACTAGGGCCGACATTAATCTGGTATGCGGCCGTAACCGTCCCGCCACCAGTAGCCGTGGAAGTGGCCGCACTAGCTGCGGTAATGGTGTAAGAATTATTGTTAATTACGGTGACTTGAAACTCTTCGTTTAAATCAAGGCCACCAACAGTGGAAGCGCCACTGAACGTTACATAGTCACCACTTATGCAGCCATGCGCTACGTCAGTTACCGTGACTAAGGTTAGTCCGTTTGTAGTGGCAAAAGGATTTGTCAGGGTAGCGGTGTCCCTGATGGGCGTTATATCGTAATATGCACCGCCATATTCCAAATAGAATTTGTCATTAGTGCCAACACCCAAAAGGTTTTGATTGGCAAGCGTAACCCAGTTCCACAAAGAACGGCAAACTCCAATAAATTTAGAAGATGACAGCCTTGCCCAGCCGCCTAGCTTTTCGGGCGTACCTTGGCGAAATCGAATTTTGTCGCACTCATACCACCCATTCTCATTGGTGTACCGGGTGTTTTCACGGTTTACCCCGGCCTTGAGTAGCAGTTTCTTTAGTGGCATGGTTAGACATTTCGTTCAAAGTGGGGGACATCAACCAGCGAATTAAAATTTCCACCCCACCGATTTTTTGGGTTCAATGATTCCCAAAACTGCCCCAATGGTGCTAATTTTGCCTTGTCCCAGACCAATTGACCACCCCTAAAAAAGTTAAGGTCTATGGCGCAACGTTTTAAATGATTGCTTAACATTGTTTTGGATCTCCCAGTCTTGAGATAAATCTCCTGCTGTTCAACCGTGCGATATAGTTCGCCACCTGTAATCATCCAACCCTGCTCGGTGGCGTGTTGAATCAGTTTACAGGCATCCAGCAAAAATGCAGCTTGTTCTTCACTAAGGCTCATCGCGCACTCCCGCTCAGTGACTTAATAATTTCGTCTTTGCTTCGATTTGACGATGAGCTACCAAAATAAAATCCCAGCACCAGAGTCATCAAACCAACTACAGCAGTTCGTACATCTGCATCTTTGGTAGTTCCTAGCAAAATAAACCCAGCGCCAATAACCGTAAGCGCAAGAATTGCTGCTACGTTTTTGGGTAACCACGCAGCATTTGCACTTTCGTTAATATGGGTATTCATATCCCGCGCACTTTGCACATCAGCCAAGTCAATTCGTTTTTCTTCGACGCGCAGGCGCAGCAATTCTTCTTCGTGGCTCATTTCAAATTGGCGTAATTTGAGTATGTCCTCCTGCGACAAAGGCTGATCCAAATTTACACCAGTTTTTTCTTCCACCCATTCTTTTCCCTTAGCCATCACAGCATTACTAATTAATTGAAGTCCTTGTGCGAGAAGGGGGACAATAAGCGCTGGTATTGGCATTGTGGTTTCTTAAAAGAAGGGTAGGAAGCCGCCAGCACCGCCAGTTGTGCCAAAGTTCCAGCCAGTGTTATTACCGCCATTTACGTTGCCTTGGGATGTTGGAGCAAACCAATACCCAGCAGGTGTAACAGCAGAGTCTGTAATTGAATCGTAACTTACCAAAACCTTACCACCAGTTGCTTTAGCAAGACTCCATTGAGTACCGGGAATAGAACTCATCATGGTCACAAGGTTTCCAGAAGTGCCGGACACGTTAAAATTATTAACCGTCTGCGTTGTGCCAGCCTCAAAAGTTAAAGTAAGCGGCTGGGCAGTACTGCTAATGCTATTAAAAGTATTGCTGAAATAAAATCCACCCGGCTGGGTAGTGGTATACACCACGTTGTAATACGTCTTGCCGCCGCCACCAAAGTTTTGCGTTGATGTGCCAGTGAATGGTTCAGACAGATAAATAGTTGAAGTTCCGGCATTTACGGTATAAGAAAACGATCCGTCTTCAATCTGCCAAGCTTGGTCAGAAGTTACTGATCCACCTAAACATGTAAACGAACTGGCTCCAAGATTTAAAGTTCTGTTTCCAGTTGCTACAGTTCCAGCGCTTCCAAATTTACCCACAATAACGGCATACCCATTTGTCGTTATTGTGCCTGCGTAATGAGACATGAGTTTCGTAGAGCCAGTGGTCAACGCATCTTGCAAAGACCAAGTTCCGCCAATGCCATTAAATGTTATAGATCTATCAATCGTTATCCCATTTGTAGTGATAGTCTTTGTTCCAGAGGTAGCGGCAAATGTGGTCGTTCCTGTGCTTGATGATATTGTTTGGCTTGGAGACAACAACAAATTGCCGTAAATAAAGCCATTAACAAAAAATCCAGTTTGCCCTGTAAATGCTGGCTGAACTGTAAAGTCACGTACAACTGATCCATTATTAATTCCAAAACTATCACTGCCAGCAACGACATTGAAATCAACTGCATTTGTCTCAGTACCACCAGCAGTTGTTCCATTAATAATTGTCCGAGTCCCAGTGCTACCGCTGTATGTAAAATTTACCGTTGGTGTTCCCGTATAACTAAAGTTGGTCAGGTTTTCCCAAGCCCACACGGTAGAGTTAAAACCAGTGACGTTTATTTGGCCGCTATTAAAGGCAATGGAGCGAACTGCAAGGTCTGTAGTAGTTCCATCAAACACTACGCAGCTTAACGTTTTACCGTTTAGGTTAATTGTTCCGCTTTCTAAAGTAACTGTATTTGCCGTGCTGGTAAATGCGTCATTTAGCGTCATTACATTACCAGAAGAGCTAAACGTAAATGACATTGGGAATGCAACGCCAGCAGAAGTAATTGATCCGTTACTAAGTGGAGAAAATCCCGTAGCTCCATTTACAAGTGCCAAAGTCATTGAACTTGACAGCGTAATATTTCCATAAAATATGGCAGAACCCGCAAACAAACTCCACTGAAGAGTAAGTAAATTTGTTAATGAGCCAGCACTAAGCGAAGGAAGCAAAAAATCATAATTAATCGTAATGTTAGATGATGCGCTAACTCCAGTATTGTCAAGAATTGCTGTGTCTTGGCCTAACGGAAAGTTATTTATATTTACTGCTCCACCCGAAGAAGTTGCCCATGCAGTATCTGCCCAATTTCCGCCTGCTGGCTGATTCCAATAAACCGTTTTTGGCGTTGCAAATGTAATGTTGGTATTGTTTCCTCCATTACCAAGCCGAGTGCCAGACCAAGGGGATGAAGCTCCAGCAGCAATAATGGCGCAGAAGTCAGCATTTAAAAGCGATACCGATGCGGCGGTAAGCGTGGTTCCTGTGAACGCACCAACAAGTTCTGGTCGTGAATTTGCAGCAGAACCTGCTACTGTTAATGTTCCATTAATAGTTTGATTAGCACTAAAAACAAGTGAGCGATGACCAACACTAGCAGGTGACGCTAGAGTTAAGTTGTTAAATGTGTTTATCCCACTAAGAGTGGTGTTGTAGTACGTTGCCCCAAAAGTTACATTGTAATAAGTTAAACCACCGCCGCTAAATGTAAGTTGTGCAGTATTTCCAGACGTTGTAACTGTTGATGTTCCAGAATTCAACGTCATGTTGGTTGACGTTGTAATGTCCCAAGGAGTGCCTGTGCTTGTAACGGTAAACGTGCTTGCGCCAAGGTTTAGCGTTCGGGCATTAGTGTTGCTTGATGCAAAAAGTCCAGTAGTAACTGCGTAACCATTAGTTGTTAATGTGCCATTGGTCAAACTTAATGTACGGGTTGAACCAATCGTTAAAGCATCTTGTAAATCCCATGTGCCGCCAACTCCGTTTAATATTACTGGAACATCAAGTGTTCTGCCATTTGATGTAATGGTTTGCGAAGTGGTTGCACCAAAAGTCCAAGCGCCTGTTCCGGCTGTAACCGTCATTCCAGTAGACAGCACCAAATTTCCGTAAATAATTGGCGTTGTGTTTGTGACAGTGGATCCAGAAAAACCAGTAAAGTCCACTGTTCCAAATACTCGGGCAATAGTACCAAGACTAATAGTGTCAACGCCAGCTTTAATATAAATATTAGGGGCATTGGCCGCAGTGCCGCCTGCGCCTGTTGAGCCGCTGTTAATAGTTCTTTGCTCACCTGCTAAACCACTACCAGTAAATTCAACTGTTTTTGAACCTGTAACTGTAAGTCCGGTTGCTGTAGCTGTCGTATAAATGGTTGCATTTGTCCCGGTTACAACTATCTTGCCCGTGCCAAAAGCCAATGTGCGAGTGTTGGTATTGGTTGAACTAAACAATCCCGTAGTCAGCGTGTAGCTTGCTAAATCCAATGTGCCGTTGGTCAGTGTGGCTGTACGGGTAGCCCCAGAAGTCAGCGCGGAAGCAAGCTGAAAAGTGCCACCTACACCGTTGAAAATGAATGGGCGATCAAACGTTACACCCGCAGTGTTAATTGTCTTTGTTCCAGATGTAGCAGCAAAAGTCAAAGCAACCGTACCAGCAGCCGTTGTCATCCCTGTTGATGCTTTTAAATTTCCATAAATAGTAATGCCAATAGTGGCTGCTCCAGCGTATCCTGTTGGATTTACGCCATCTGTCAAATCTACATCACGGTAACCTCCATTAGTTAAAGTTAACGTGCCTGTACCCGCAGTAATCCTAAATGAAATGCTGTTGGCCTCAGTGACTGCCGTAGGCGTAATTGTTCTCGCTGTTGCACTTGAGTTGGTGCAAATAATCAATGGCGTACCAGTGACCGTCATGGTCGTAACGCCAGTAAAAATTGTGCCTGTGCTGTTCAGCGAAATTGTGTTTGTGCCAAATGCCAGCGTACCCGTAAAACCTGTGCAGGTTAGGGTTTGAATCGTTGGGCTAATATCAAGTGTGATTGTGCCTGAGCCAGAAGATGCGTTTAACGCAGCAGTATCAGCAGAGCCGGGAACAGACGCGCCAGAAGCGCCACCAGAAGTTGCCGACCAGTTGGTTGTACTGTTCCAGTTACCCGTACCGCCTGTTACCCAAAATCTTGCTGCCATGCTTATTCCTCAGTAGGTGCATCAGTGACCACGAGGGGGTTTTTTATGAAGGCATCCCATTTGTCGTAACGGGCTTGTTTCATAGCCTCAATTTCAGCATCCGTCAGGCCATGATTGTCTGCCAAATACAAGGCATCACGAAAGCCATTGATTTCAAAGTCAATTTTAATCATGTCAGTTCCTTAAAAACCAAAGACTTTGGCAATCATTTGCCATTTTGCTGAAGTGCTGTTGTAGATGAAACCAATGTAGTCATACAAACCACCGCCGCTTGATGCGGTAGGCAAGCCAATGTCTGTAGAACCTTGGAATACCGCATTAAACGAAAAGGTCTGAATGTTGGTGCTGTTGAGGCGCAAGATAAATTTTTGACCGTTAATTGGCGTTCCCGTAGGGGCATTGACTGTTAACGAACCCGCTGCCTGCGTGTTTGCTTGCGTGGCAATATCCGTGGTATCTGCATTAACCGTAATAGATGTTGCGTCTGTAATAACCGTCACGCGAGGCGAGGACAAAGACAAAATAACAAAATCTGTGCCGTTCCAAGCAATCAGTGCTCGAACGCCAGCAGGAATGCTTACGCCCGTTGTAGGGCCAACAGCATTCACAATAACTGGGTATCCGCCCGTGGTGGCATTGATTACCACATACACCTTACTGCGTGCTGGGGCTGTAATTGTGCGGATTGCAGTTCTTGCTCCGCTACACAATAGGATAGCCTGACGGGATTGGTTGGCTGCACCTTGCGTAGTAGTCAAGGTGACATCGGCATCTGTGCTTAGGCTGGTAGAGCCAGCAATCGCTGCATCAGTCAATGATGTGATTTCATCATTAACGGTATTTCCCCAAGAACCCGAAAGCTCTCCGGTAACAGGAAGAGCCAAGCCAAGAAGGGATGTATATGCTGTTGTCATTCTCTTTCCTTACGCAGCAAGCTGCTGCCAATTTGCTGATTGCGCGTCATTCACAGCCACCCAAGTTGGTGTTTGTGTGCCATTGATATTTTGCCAGTTTGCGGTCTGATTGTCATCTATTAAACCCCAAACATTTACCTGCCCAATATATCCGGTGGCTTGAACTCCGGTAACAAAAACTGTTGCATTTCCTCGAACTGTTACAAAACCAAGATACCCAATAGCATTAACGCCAGTAACCAATACAGTAGTTATAAGTTCGACTGTTACAGTGCCAAGCGCTGTTGTTCCTTGATTTCCAGAAACTGCTATGTTGGCATCACCGATAACATCTACATCGCCAATACTTCCGGTAGTTTGTACCCCTATGGCAAATGCAGTTGTTACTCCTTGGACAAATACCGTACCAAGCTGGGTTGTCCCGGTAACATTTGCGTGACCAACACCCCAGCCTTGATCGCCCCAGCCTACACCGGAAGCGTTCCATCCTTCAAAGGCTACTATTGCATTTGCCACCTGTGTACCATTAAGCGATGCGAATTATTGCATTGGTCGCGTCGTTTGCAGGCATCTGGATTGTAAAACTGCCAGAGGTGCTTGTTTTGTCCGAACCAAAATCTAAAACTGCTACTGCTTTATTTGATTGTGAACTGTTGTAAATTAAAGCACCACGAGCCGTGATAGTGGCTAATGTCCATGTGGTGTCTGAAAAATCTACGAACGCAGTTGTCCCAGTCAAGCTAACCGTCACCCCGGTTAAAGTGTTACCGCCAGCAGTGTAATTAGTGCCAGTTTCAGTAACTTCGTTTGTGCTAGTCGGGTTAGCCGCAGGATTTGCTGGTGCTGTGTAGGCGGTTGTTGCGTCACTCAGCGTAGCCAATGATGTATATAGTGCAATTTTAAACGTGTCCACATCAAAGTCATGCTCCCCTTTAAGAAGCTGCTGCTTGAACGAACTGCACATTGCTTGCGTGATTGCCATGATATTTCCTTAATTAAAGCGTATTAGCGCAGCATTGGCGGTATTTGGTGGCATCTGCACTGTAAATGAAGCTTGGCAGGTTTTATCAGCCCCAAAATCTAATACAGCAATAGATTTATTGGCTTGGCTTGCGTTGTAAATCAAAGCACATCTAGAGGTAAATGATGCTGGATTCCATACAGAATCTGCAAAATTTATATAGACCACACCACTTTCTGATGTACTGATTGTCACGCCCGTTAAAACGTTTCCGCCTGCTGCGTAGCCTGTGCCAACAACTTCATTGTTAGTATCGTAGATTGTTGTATTGGGGCCAAGCGTAACTGCTGCCGTATACAAAGCCAACTTTAACGTGTCCGTAGAAAGATTTTGCTGGGCTTGCAAAATCTGTTGCTTAAAGCTGGTGGTAAGTGTTTGCTGGATAGACATTAAGATACCTGCAAGCGAACTTGACCATCACGATAAGCATCTGCCCTTTGTTTGCCATCACCCAAGTTCTTGAGAAGCGCAATTGATTGTATGTACATATCTTGGTACAACTTAACCATATCAGCCTCGCCCTTCATATAGCGAATGGCTTCAACCAGCGCTGCATTTAACAATGCCGAATCAAAGTTGTCGCCAAGCCAAGTTGTTCCAGCGGTAACTATGGATTCAGGATAGTAGTAATAATGCAATTCAACTGAATATGAAACGTCAGGCGTAGGCCCGACTATGATGCTTAATTCGTTTACGTTGGAAGACTGAGGGCCAAACAAAGCATAGTGTTTTGGTGAACCAGTGCTAGAAGGAGTGGGATAGGCTTCACGTATAAAGTTAACATCTTTGTTCAGTAAGAACTTGTATTCGCCTGATGGCAATACTATGGCAATAGAGTATGTTGACAAAAAATCATCTGGAGCAGAAAGATATTTATTGCCGAGAGTTAAAGTGCCAGTCACATTTTTACGCAAATTGGCAATTTGAACAGTGTTGTATATACGCTGTTCTGCCTGCCTCGTAAACAAAGCATATTCATCATCCGTGAAATTGTTCTCACAGATGTTTGAAATGTTGACTTTTAACTCTGAGTAATTCATAGCTTATGCCATTGGCCCACGAGCCATCAAGCCTTTGGTTGCAGCACCCGTACCACGAACTTTAATGCCGCTGGTTTTAGTAGGCTCATTGCCAGCCGACTTGCTGATAGCGCCCAAGCTAACATCATAGGTTTCAAGTTTGCTACGGTTTGGAAGTTTTCCGGGATTGACTTCCATAGGAGCTGCTTTGCCAGTCATTGTGTGTGGCACGGCATAGACATTGGCGCTACCAACCTCTTTACCCATTACTTTTTTGCTATATGTAGCCATGATTAACCTCTATTCTGTGCTGCAATTTTAGACAAATTACGACCCATTTTCTTCATATCGGCATTGGTTTTGCCTTTGCCTTTGCCCTTGCCGCCATCCATTTTTTTATCGGTAGAGCCATTATCACCAAAGTTATGAACATCTGTTCTGCCTTTTTTGGCAATGCCGTCTGCTGATTTTGTAAAAGCCATGATTATTTCCTTACGTTGTTAAAACTGTAACTGTGCCAATAGAACTAATTGATGTCAAATAGTTTGGCGTTAAAGCAGCATCAAAATCACTAGCCCCGCCTACTGGATTCCATGCCCACTGAAACTGCCTAGAACCACCACTAAGCGATCCGGTAACCGTTACACCTGAAGTGTAGTAGGTGGTATCCCTGCGTGGATTTCTTAAAGCCTGCGGGTCGTCAACTGGAAACGTGCCTAGCATTAACTGCGGTTGGTCTGGATCCCAGCATTCAGGGCAAACCAACAATTCATACTTGCGCTGCTTAATAATTTCTGTTTTAAGCTTTTTAAGTTTAAATTGGCCTCCGCATCGATCACATTCTGCAATCGCCCTTTTACCAGATGCAAACCGATTACCCATTATGAGCTACCAATGTACATTTGGCGTGGGACGAATCTCACTGCTGCTTTTTCACGATCTTCGCCAGCCGCCAAATTAAACTGCTCGTCATACATTGCCTTGAGCATATCAATGCGCGACATCAGTTCTGGCACTTTTACGGCAATGTAATACGCCAATCCCGCCACTACGCAGGGCAGGAAGCGGAAATTCATATCAGCCGTTTCCACACCAGCTCCTGCATCTTGCACTCTGCGGAGTCTCCAATACACGAATTGGTAGGTTGTACTGTTATCTGGTGTGGGCCAGACTGTGATGGCTGGCAGTTGTGGCACATAGACCGCCGTTGCGTTAATGTGACTTGTGGCTGTGGTGTTGTTTTGCCCTCTGAAAACTCCCCCCAACACATTCCCAGAAAGGTATCCATAATAAATTACCTCCGAGTCAAGTTTGATAAAACCAGATCCTGCTAAACCAGTTACTGAACTTAGAGTAATAGTCGTTGCAGTGGAGTTAATTGCGCCAACAAGCGTAGATGTTGTTGGGTTTGTTTCTCCAGACATGCGCTGAATCCAAACCTGAATAGGACGAGCCTGTTGCAGTTTGTTTGGAATGGTCGCATAGGTGGAAACACTAATACGAGAAATGGTTAAGTCAGCCTGCGTTGATGCTACGTTTTGGCCTGTGCGTACTACGTGTTCAAGTAAATCAATCGTGTCAGTAGGTAGCGCATATGTACTCAGGCCGGGGGTCAATGTAATAACGCCTTGATCCATTGTCCACATATTAATGCCGCGATTCTGCCATTCAATCGTCATCAAATTCATTGATCGACGAGCAGTACGCAAGTCATAACCAGAGCGCATCTCACGACCCGCACGCTCCCATGCTTCCTCTGCTATTTCAGTGAACTCTAAATTAAATAGCGAGGAACCAGTCGTGGTCATTTTTGTGCAGCTCTCATGTTATCAACTAAATAAACGCCATACGAACCTTGCTCTTCAAGATATTGGATGGCCTTTTTTAAAATCCCAGAAGAATCTTTAGCCATGCCCAGCAAAGAGTTGCAGTTCAAGCAAAGAATGCCTCGAAACTTCCCAGTCTCATGGTTATGGTCAATAGCATAACCACGTTTTCTATTTTCATAAGTCATTAAGTCAGGAAGATTGTCATCACAAATTGAGCAACATCCTTTTTGGTTTTCCCATTTTTCCATAAATTCAGCATGAGACACACCATACTTATACTTCAAGTGCTGCTCAAGTCTTTTCTTTGGAGTACGGCTAACCCAGTGATTTTTTTGCTTTTCTTTTTGGCAAGAAATACACAAATATTGGCCTTTCCAATACTGATTTTCCTCTTTTTCAGTTGAGCAAACTGGGCACTTTTTCATTTCTTTGCAGCCGCACGTAAGTTATCGACTAAATTTGGATAAGGTCGTCCTGCTGCTTTAGCCATCTTTTTTGCACTAGCTTTTTTTGCAGAACTTAACTTCTTTGGTTTGCCAAGGTCTTTTGGCCTTGCCTTATCCCAGACTTCACCACCTTTAGCATATTGCGTAAAGTCAGTGTCATCGCGCCTAGCTAACTTTTTACCCTTTGGCATTTTGCTTGGGAGCATTGCACCCATACCTCGACTTGCTAACATGGTTACACCATCATTCCGCGAGTCTTACCTTTAGTGGCACAGCCATCAGCACGCTTTGATGCTGAAGACACTGAGCCGCCGGACTTAAACGGTTTACCCATTTGAGTCTTGGTGGTTGGCGCATTAGTAGCAGCTTCACGAGCCTTACGGTCAGCAATTTCCTGCTTTATATCGTCAGGCATAGGTGCATCAGTGCCACCAGTTTGAGCGTCTTTACGAGCTTTAGCAGCACGCATATCTGCGTCTTTAATGGCTTGAGCGTTTTCGTTGGGCATATTTACACCATCTTTCCACGAGTTTTGCCTTTAGTGGCGATACCATCACCGCGCTTAGATGCTGGTGATGACTGATTTGTATAACCGCCTTTAGCCATGCCACCTTTTTTCATACCAATTTGGGGCTGGCTATTGCCAATTTGCTTGGGGCTATTGCCAATTTCTTTGAGATAAGGGGCAGTTGACTGAGTTGGAGTATTCCCAAGCCGAGGTGTATCTGAACCCCTCATGGTTGCTCGTGGAATCTTTGACAGCGTAACAGCCTTATCACCGCTTGAAGCAAGTTTTTTGGCTAATGCTTGAATGGCCTTCAGACTAGCCCCGCCACCAAGCATATTTGCTGCGGCTTCCATGCCTTTGTCAATAGCTTCTGCGGAAGGAGGCGTAAATGCTTTCTTTGCAGCAGCAGCTTTTGCAGCATCTTTTTCAACTTTTTTAGCGTCTTCATACGCTTTAAGCTCATCAATTGCTGACGACTTTGGCGCAAGCGCTGCTGGGTATGGTGTTGCAGGAGTAGATGCTTCTGGTGTTGGTTTTGCAACAGGCCTAGCTGGTGCAGATGCTCTAGCAGGAGCAGGCACGGTTGCAGCACCCATACCTTTTGCTGCTGGACGCTCATCTTCACCCATCGTTGGCAGCGATACCTCATCAGAACCTTTTTCCATCTTTGCCGATGCTGAAGGTGCTACAGGAGCAGAAGCCATACGCAGTGCTTTGCCACGACCAGCACCGTATTTCTCATAAGCTTCAGAACCGGGTTCATCAATATTGCCAGCCCTCAAGCGTGCAAGGAATCCAGCAGACGGTTCTTTGTTTGATGCTGCAAGGCCAGCGGCTTTATCAGCGGCTTCTTGATCTGCATCCGTCATACCGCCTTCAGCAAACCTACGAGCTTTTCCGCCTTTAGCCAGCTTCAAAGACGTACCTTTGCTGCCTTTATGCTCTTGAGCATCATGCTGTTTGAAGGCTTTTTTAATCATTGCCTTGTCTTGCATTTTGTCCATTTTCATGGATTCAGGATTTTTAGCCATTAGCACTTCCCGCCTTTCTTCATGGCAATCATCGTACCCTTGGTTTTACCCTTGGACTCAATACCGCCACCTTTAGCCATTTTGGTCATGCCACCCTTTTTCATAGCCATCTGTTTTTTGTCCATTGCCATGTCAGCTTTAGAGCCTTCTTTAACGCCCTTTTTCTCAACATCTTTGCCAGACTTTTCAAAAGCAGCCATTTTGTCAGCGCCTTTTTTCTTAGCCATCATCGCCATAAATCCGGGGTTCATTTTAGAAGCCATAGTGTCACCGCCTTTTGAAAATTTACGGCCTTTGTCGGCCTCGTTAAAATCTTTTCCCACGGACTGCGGGACTCCTACTTTCTTGGCAAACGATGGCGAGTGGGCAATCGCAGCCATGAAATTTCTTTGTTTAATCGAAGTGCTTGGCATTGTGCGATCCTAAACTGTCAATCTTACGCTCAAGTCTGTCAAACCTATCCATCAACTGCTGCATGTCTGCACGGAACTCTGAACGAGTTATATGGTCACGCGCAACTTCTTCACGGGTACGGTTTAGCAAAATGCCAAGCCTATCTAGCTCTTCAAATTTAGATTTAAGTAAAAACCCCATAATTGCAACAATCGTACTGAGGACTACATTCCACAACATCATTTCCATGTCAGCATTTCCATCTTGCTAGTGATGCGGCCTTACGGGTCGGCTTACCCTTCTCATCTTTCATCGGCCCCGGCATACCGCTCATACGGGCGCAGAACGAATCCTTGCGCTTACCGCCTTGAGGTTGCGGGGCTTTGAGGTTGCTGCCAGTAGCAGCGTTGTACTTTGCACGGCCTTTGGCAGTCAACCCAGCCCCTTTTGAGGCAGGAAGTTTTTCGCCACGACCAACGGCAAGTGAGGGAGTTTTCTTGGTAGCCATGATTACCCTACTTGGTTGACCGTCACAATAATAGATGCTGCGGCGGGGTGAATTGGGGCTACTGCGCTGGCTGGAATGGTTATTGCAGTAACTGTTGCAGTGCTTGGCAACCATACGATCTGCACGTACTGACCGGCAGTTAGGGGCAAAAAGTAATTCCAACCAATAATCACTCTACCTAAAACTGATGGATTTTTACGTGCTGGCAAAGCGATAACGCCAGCCGAACTAGGAACATCAACACCATTAATACGCACCCATACCGTAACTTCTTCAATAGTATTTTCTGGATTTTGAAACTGGCCGCTCCACTGGATGTTGTACACCCCATTAAGCGGAACCGTAAGCTGTGATCCGGAAACTAACGTTACGCCATCTAATACGTCTGTGGTATTAAATGTAAATGGTGTCCCAGCAGTAATACTTCCAGTTTGAGTCGTTGTATCTTGCCAACCGCCGTGGTTGAAATATTGGGTACGAGCATAATACCCAAAATTTGCCATTGTTGATTGGACGTTAGTCCCGCCTTGCACCATAGGAACAAGTTCTGCCCCCGAAAGTGGAACAGTCGCTGAAGGCATTGCTGATATTTTTTGGTCAGCCATTATGAAGACTCCAATACAATTTTGTCACCTGACTCTTGTAAGACATAACCCGGTGCGCCTTCGTCAGCAATATAAAACGTAGCTATCGTGGCAATACCGTACCTATCTACAACACCATCATCACCTACATCATTCCCGGGGACACCCCCAATAACATTGGCTGCACTAACGTCCAAAGCAAACCCATCGCTAGTCTGAGCTTGATTTGCAACGCCTGTGTAGCCAACGTAAGGCATTAGGCGACTCCGGTCTGAATCAATGTCATGGTGGCCGTACCAGCACCAGCAGTGACCAAAACCTTAATCGCTGCAACTGGGAAAGCGTAGTTTCCATCTTGATTGTCAGACTTGGCTGCAATCGTTGGATGTGAGAACCACACAGGCGAAGCCACGGTCTGCGGGTCGTCAAAAGTGTGTTGTACGGTGTACGTTACTGTGCCTGTAGCTACCACACCAAAGCCCACATTGAAGGGGCTGATGTACAAATCCATTGGCAGTACGTTACTAGAGCCAGTACCCGTCTTGGTTGCTATTTGCTGACGCATAATTAATCTCCTTGAAAATAGGGGCCGAAGCCCCCTAGATTAATTAAGCTTGCTGTGGAGATGGAGTCATTGCGCCGCTGCTATCGCGCACAATGTAAGCAATAACAACAGTCACTGCACCAGTAGCCGAAGCACCAGTAGCCGTGAGAAGAATTGCAGCATCCGTAGAGCCAACATTGGCTGCAACTGGAGTAAAGGTAGCGCTGTTGGTTACTACGACTGTATTTGCAGTAGTGATGGTAGATGCGGTATTTACATCAACACCAGCAATACTAGCTTTCAAAGTTGTAGCCGAAGCGAACAAGGTAGTAGTCAAAAACTGTACAGAAGTAATTGCAGCACCAGCGGGAATAAAGCCGATAGTAGTTGGAGTAGCTGCAATAGCAATAACTTGTGCAGCGGTCAAATCAAAAGTTTGGGCTACGATAGAAGCGCCTGTATTTTGAACTGTACCAGCAGTAGTACCAGTGGTGTTTTTAACAGTTCCAAGCAGCCAAGGGCCGAGGTGAGTTGCGAATCCCATGATGATTTCCTTACATACAAGTGAAGTGCATCAATCAGTATGTTGTCTGCCGGGACAGTTTGATGCACCGGAAAGCCCGGATTGACGTATTTATACCATGTTGCAAGTTAGGGTGCAAGGTGTTTATTTGACTTTTGTAAATTCTCTGCACGGGTAATTACACGTAAATTCCAAGCTACATGCAAGCCACATACAATATCCGAACGCAGTGGGACAATGTGGTCTACAACATACTGTTCCCCGGTTGTTTGGGTCATGGTTATGGCAATTTGGTAAAGCTGCCGTATTTCCGATTTTTGCTTGGGTGTTAGCCAAGGTGGAGTGGCCTCCCGATGCTTGCGTCGCCGAGCTTTAGTGTCTGCTCGAACCCATGTTTTATTGTTGGCTTTCCACTTGGCTTGATACTCACGTTTTTTTTCAATAGGGCAAGTTTTTGCAGCAGCCATAACTTGCTCTCGGTTTTCTAAGTACCAGTCGTGCTTTGCCTCTTTGACAGACTTGCGCCTGTTGTACGCTGCAAAATAGTCGCCGCGTTTAGTTGCCGCGTCTACCCACTCAGCCTTCATACATTCAATACATACGCCTTTGGTCTTGCGTGGCGCTATGTGCCCGTGTTTGCAAGGTTCACCAGTAAAGTAGAACTTAGCCCCCACCGCGATGGCGTTGCTGCGGGTCTTAGGTAGTGTGGCGGTATCCATATATGCTCCTGTGACTTAGTTACAGGTAATATATCACACCTTATTTTTCCGCGCAACAGTTGTAGTAAACTTATTTTTAGACGTAAAAAAGGGAGCCGACGCTCCCCTTTTTATAGCAAACTAGCGAGGCTAGATGCGGTCTGCGACTTAACTAGACCCCGGCGAGCCGAATATGCCCAAAGGATCTGAGACACCAAACGAGTACCGTTCACGTGCTTTATAACGAACGTTCCCGGTGTCGAAGTCTCCATCCATGCTGTTTTGCAGCGGAGTACGGATGAAATGCTTCAGACCGTTTGGAACGTCAGTCAACAAGAACCAGCCGTTGGTATCGGTCAAGAAGTGGTTAACGCAGTAACCTTCTGGAATCGAACCATTGTTCTTCAATGCGTTGATGTCGTTATCAGTCGTGCCGACACGGAGTTCCGTTTCGAGCAAGCGAGTGGCGACGAACATCAGCGAAGGAGGAACAACCAGCTTCTTTGGTTTTGCAGCAATCAGCAGACCACGCTCGTCCGTCCAAGCGGCGATTTGAATAACTGCGTTTTCCAACGAAGTTTCGTTCAAGTCAGCGCCAGTAGAAGGGCGGTTGCTGTTAACGCCACCAGAAACCAGTGGGTGAGCCGTAGAGCAGAGAACTTGACCGTCGCCGTAGGTATAACCAGCGGTAAAAGCGTTGTTCAAGATCGAAGCAGCTTTAACTTGCTTGGTGTATGCCATACCACGGGCCAGAGCCTTGGTATAACGTGACGACAGTGAATCATACAAGTTGTCTTCCACAGCCTCTTCCGTAATGGCAAAACCCATTGCGATAGTTTCGTGGTTGTAACGTGCAGTCCAAGCTTCCTGTGCATTGTCATAAGCAATGGCAGAACCCTCGTTCTTCACTGGAGCAGCGGAGAAACCAGAGAGTTTGGTTTCTTCTTCAAAACTACGCTCCGAAGATTCGGTTTCGTAGATTTCTTTATGCTCTTCGCCGTATTTTGCATACTCCAGACCAAACAAAGCGTTCAGGCCGGGAAGCAGTTCTTTAAGTAGTTGTGCGCGTGAAATAGCCATGATTTAGCTCCTTATGCGTATGCCAAGCCAGTGGCGTTGTTGTACTGATGGATACCAAAATTGATCTTCACAATCACTTCACTGTACGTAGTAGCAGATGGAGCGGTTGCTGGAACAACGTCGATAACGCGAACTGGGAAAGTAGCCGTTACAGCAGGCGAGGTGCTCAACACTGAGTAACTAGAGTTACCAGTAGTCGTAGAACCAGCCGTTGCCAGAATCGACATATTCGTACCAATAGCGTTTTGAGTCACAGTAGCCATCACAACACCGGACGAGCAAACAGCAACTTGGAACAGCGTATCTGGATCATCAGCGACCACGGCGAAGATTTTAGTCCCCGACTTGATTGCTTGACTAGCTGGATAAAACTGCTGTTGCTGGATTTGACCAGTAGATGCGCTGGTAAAACTAACGCCAAGAAACACGCCACAAGGGGTATTAGCCGTTGTGCCAGTATCTTTTTCGATAGTTCCACCAATAACGCGCTTGACGAAATCGCCGTAGAAAATGTTAGCGTTATAACCGCTTGCAATTTCCATTAGTCGGGTTGAACCCGCAAACACTTGACCACCAATCAAATTGATTGGCTTCAGCCCATATGGGGCGCTGACCGTAGGGTATGCCATATTTGACTCCTAAAAATTAAAGACCTTTTCCGAAAGTCACCTCAGAGCGTTTGTCCTTAAACAGCGGCATCCGTGGATCGCTTTCGCGCATATAGTTGCTATCTACTGATTGCATCTGCACATCTGCTTGTTGGCGATAATATGCGTCACGCTGCACAGTAAACTCAACTGGGGTTTTACAAAGCAACAGGCCACCTACTTCCACACAATCTGGAAAGTCGGCATTGCCTTTTCCAAATAGACGGATTTCAGGATGATCTATCGCCTTTACAGGTTCCCAGCCTTCACGAAGTTTCGATGAAATGTTAGTCGGGTCAGACTTATTAAGCGTGCTTACACGAATCCAGCGAAAAGCATAACCCGGTTCCGGATTCGGATCGGGCAGAAGTTGAGGGGGCATCCACTGTTTAGGGCGCTCCATCAGTTCGCGGGTATCAAGTTCACGAGTAATACGGGGTGTTCCAGCCATTTTCATTTCCTCATTTCTTCAGCAACCTTACGAGCGTAGAGTTCCAATGGAACACCAAGCCGTTTGGCGAGATTCACCTGTGTCTGCGTAAGCACGATCTTTCGAGGCGCTGTGCTACGGGTTGCAGGTGCAACAACGTTGGATTTAGTTCGTTGAGATTTCGCATCAACTTTCTCTTCGGCTCCAAACTGCTCCGAAAATCTTTCTTTCATGTCAGCGTCAATACGTTTATAGTATTCGTCGCTTCCAGTGGTAATACCTTCTTCAGTCAAATCTTCATGCAGCCCAAGGGCGTAAGCAGACATCCGTTTATTCTTACCAAACCAAGGATTCTTTTCCTGCCATGCCGCTAATTTATCATCAATTGGCGGTTCTTTAAACTTCTGTTGTAGCGTTTGTACATCAGTTTCGTCTTCTTGTACAGCAGGAGGTTTAAAGTTATTAACCCGCTCTGCCTTCATTTTAACGCTAGTTAGATTTTCCTGAGCGTCTACCAAGGCATTTGAATCACCCGCTTCATAAGCATCTTTATATTGCTGCTTTGCTTTTTCAAGCTCACTAGCAACTACCTTTTTGGCTTGTTCAATCAAAGCTGTTTGGCCTTGATTAACCGAACCTTTTAGGCGCTTATTCTCTTCAACCATCGTTTGGGCAAAGCGAATAGCTTCATCCTTCTCACGTTGAACTGCCTCTTTTGCACGGCGCTCTTCGTGATAACCCTTAGTAAAATGCTTGATTCGTTTCTGTACGCTCTCGTCGTACTTATTCAACTCTTCGTCAGCAAACTCTTTGGGCGGCTCAGCCATTTTGGTGCGGTTGCGATCACGTTCTGGCGTGTCATCAACCACTTCAATTTCTGGCTCTTCTTCCTGCTCCGAGGCGCGACCAGCTACTTTTGTAGCCTTCTCTTCCTTTTCGTCAGGAAACTCAAATTCTGTTTTTTCAAATTCAGCCATGATGTATTCCTTTAAACCCGTTGAAGGCCACGAGGATCTTGAACTACTGCTTGAATGCTATCGTCGTTAATCAGACGCATTTCCTGTCCGTGAATTTTCATTCGCGTACCAGTATTGGGTCTAACTAAAACAAAATCGCCTTCTTTGCAGGACGGGCCAGATGGAAATCGCTTTTCATCTTTAAAGGCATCAGGGCCAATTTTTGCCACAAACAGTACAGGGGAAAGTAATTCCTCAAACTGTATGGTTTGGCTTGCTTTGAGCAAACCACCTTCATACTCTTTTTCCGCATCCGGAAGCACGCAAAGAATGTGATAGGTCACTGGGTCAGGTACTTGCTTGGCTTTCTCTTCCTGAGAGGTATTTAGCACACCAGAAAGATCAATCGCACCAAGATCAAATTTAGTCATCGTTTTCCTTTAGTCTACGCACAAGGTCGCCAAGTTCATACTGCGCGGTCTGGAAACCTTGGATTTTCCCGCACAGTTCTTTATAGTGGTCGTAGGATTTAGCTCCACCACCACTCAAGACCTCAACCAAATTTTTGATATGTTCGTCAAGTTTGCCGATAGCAATATCAAATACTTTGGATTCCATTATTCATTTCCTTTTATGTTTTGAGCCTGCATCAAAGCAATTTGATTGCGCTGCTCTGCTGACTGTTTTTCAATATCCATGCGCTGCTGGAATGCTTGTGCATTTTGAGCCATTTCCTGCTGATGACGTTGCAGCATCATTTGCATTTCAGCCTGTTGCTTTTGCACAAGTGCTTGTGAATTATCAGGCTTGGCTTGGTTGCCTTGCTGCATCTTTAACTGCAATTCCTGCTTCTTAATTTCTAATTCGCCTTGGGTTTTTGCAATCTTGGCTTGAGCTTCTGTTTGTTTAATCTGCAACTCTTGTTGTTGCATTTGAACCAACGGGTCTTGCGCTTGCTGCTGGGCTTCCTGTTGTTGAGCTTGGCCTTTGCTTTGTGCCAAAACTTGTTGAGCAGCTTGAGCCACAACACGGGACAGTTGAACTTCAACCTCTTCAGGCAGTTTGGAGTTAGGCGCTGGCATTGGTACGCCCAACTGCTCTTCAACTTTCTTGCGATATGCAAAGGCCAAATGCTCTGCTATGTGCGCCTGAATAGAGGCCATCATTTTTTGCGCTTGTGGGTTTTGTCCCATTTGTGCAGCCATAGTAGGGTCTTGCATCAAAGCCGTATGCACTGCAATGTGTGCATCGTGGTCTTGATAGATAAACGCTTTAGTAGGCTTGCCAGTAAGGAACGCCATGTTCTCGCTAACTGGATCTCGTGGAGTTAAATCATCTTCAACTGGAACCAGTTTGTCTGCATTCTTCACGCCCAGCACTTCAATCATCTGGCGGTGCAACTGAGGCAAATCATATATCTGCGGTGCTTGCTGCGACAACTGAATGATTGCTTGGTACTGCATAATCCGTTGCGCCATCGTGGAGCTATTCGGATCGCTAACTGGAATCACTTCAACAATGTCGTAGTCGCTTTGTTTGGCTTTACGGTTGTTACCTTGTGGGTTGTATTCGTATTCTTTTGGCGTGTAGTCTCGAATAATTCCTTTGAGCAGCTTAAATTCCTGTTTCATTGAGAAGTGAACTCGCGCCTGCACTGCCGACATATTTTTAAGCTGTCGCTCAAGGATTGCCAGCGTAGTTCCAACCGGGGAATTGGCGCTCATGTCGCTAACATTCATGTCAGCAATAGAACCCAAGCGTCTGCCTTCGTCGGTAATCTTATCTAGCAGTGCCGCCAAAACAGCACTCGGCTCTTTATATGGCAAAGCCATAATGTTGTCGCGTACCGTACCTGATGGAACGTCTACATCGCGGAATTCGCCCGGTGCAATCGGTGTATCGTCACCTTTGATACGCAAACCGCGTGATTTAAGGCCACCCGGTAGGTTAGACAACGTTCCAGCGTCAATCAACTGGCGAATTAGTGACGTACCAGCCCGTGCATAGCCACCAATCAGTGCAATTAAGCCAAGGCCATAAGCTCCAAAGCCGGGAATGTATGTATATTGGACAAAATGCTCACGTTTTGCCCGTGTTTCGTCGTCTTCATCATAGTTACGGCGGATTGCCAGCACTTCTTGAGTGTTTCGGTCAATAGTAATGACGTATGGCAGGGCAATTCCGTCATCATCTTCAAAGCCGGGAAGGTCATAGTCAATCTGAACCTCAAGAATTTGGTATCGGTCATCGTCTGTCAGACTAAAACCAGCATCTTCAGCTTTCTTTTTCTCAATGTCGGTGTGAATCATTACTGGTTCACCCAAATCTACATCCCGATAGAAGCCTGACACCTGCAATTTACGGATGTCGTTCTTCGTTTTACGCATGATGTGCGTTACGCGCTCAGAACTAATCAAGCTAGATGCGCCATACGGGATAATCATGTCTTCAGCGGGAATAAACATCGCCGCTTGACGTTTCATTGAAGGGTCGTAGTACACCTTCTTAAACGCAGATCCAGCCAAGCCAAGTGAATAAAGCATCTTTTCATGCTCTGGCCTGTACTCTGGCATTTCTTCGGTCAACTGATAGTTCATGTCTTCACGAACCCGCTCAGCCGCCTCTTCCTTCATCTTATCTATAGCGCCAATGATTTCCGTCTTGACCGGGCCTTGCGCCGGGAATGTTTCAAGAATGGTTTCACTCTGAAATCGAACGGCGGCTTCAGTTAGTACGGTAGAGAAAACACCACAAGCGCCAAGCCACGGCTCAGTACGCTCTTCATACTTCATACCAAGGACTTCCAAGCCCTTGACATACATCTCTACCCAGTCTTTGCGACTATTAATATCCGCATCAACCATTTCCAATATGTCATTGGCAATAATTGATAGTTCTGACTTATGAAGCTCTTCGGCCAAGTTATCGCCAAATTCAACATCCTCTGGCTCGTTCTCAATAACAATTTCTACGCCATTCATATCTAGGCGCACACCATCTGGATTCTCAATTTCAATTTCTAAATCCGGGCCATCCTCCTGCATAAGACTATCAAGCCCCAAAGGGGGAGGATTAAGAGATTGTTCAATGCTCATGTTGTAACCTTAATAGTATGCGTTCTTGCGGCGAAAGCTTTGTACTTCATCGCGTTCATCCGTATCTAAACGAATAAACCCGCCTTTTCTAAACCGAATCAGTGCCTGTG